AGATGTCGGTGAGCGCCGCGGCGACGTTCGTCCCGGCCGGAGCCAGCTCACGCAGCGTGGTGCGGGTGTTGCCCAGGATCGTGTTGAGGTCGATGACCGCCGGCCCCGAGCTGGCCCAGTCCGACCACATCCGTGCGCCCGAGTTCAGTTCGGTGGCGACCCCGCCCAGCCCTGCCCGCAGCGTGGGCAGGTACGTGGCGCCGAGCTGCCGCATCTCCACGCCCAGCCCTGCCAGGAGGCGCTGCTGCACGTCGAGACGTACGCCGTCCCACGCCGGAGCGAGCGCCCGGATCTGGGTGACCAGCTCCCGGCCGGCGGGGGCCAGCCGCGCCATGGCCTCGTTGACCTTCTCCAACTCCGCGGCGGTGCCGGTCGGGCCGAGGGCGTCGCCGAGCCCGTTGAGCCCGATCGCGACGGTGCCGATCGCGGCGCCGGCGGCGAGCCCGGCGGCCGGGACGAGGCCGAGAACGCCGGCGAGGCTGACCAGCTCCCCGCCGAGCGCAGCCACCTGCCCTGTCAGGTTGATGATCCCCGGGATGGACAGGGCGATCGCGCCGCCCTTGCCGATCTTCCCCAGGGCGTCGCCGAGCTTCGCGACCGCCGCCGTCGCGCTGTTCGTGTCGACGTCGACCCGGGCCCGGGTGTTGCGGATGCGGCCCAGCGCGGCCGCGATCCCCTCCAGTTCGGCGCGCACGCCGGGCGGGTTGATCTGGAACTCGATCCGGACGCGCGTGCCGTTCAGCGCGGAGACCCGCTGGTGCAGGCGGGCGATGTCGCGGGCGAAGGTCCCGTCGTCGAGCCCGACCTTCACCTTGACGTGGCGGGCCAGTGTCCGCAGCGAGGTCGCCAGTGCCGCCACGCGGGTGTGCGCGTTGCCGTCCAGGTCGATCCGGACCCGGGCGTTGCGCAGCGTGCGGAGCTGGTTGGCCAGCGCGTTGATCGCCGTCGAGGCGTTGCCCTCGATGTCGACGCGCACCTTCGCGGTGCGCAGAGCCCGCAGCTGAACGGCGAGCGCGGTCACCTCGGCCCGGGCGCCACCGTCGACGTCGATCCGCACGCGGGCGTTGCGGAGCTTGCGGATCTCGACGACCAGCGCGGTGACCTCACGGCGAGCCTCGGCCGCCCCGTCCACCTGCACCGTGGTGCGCACGTTGCGCAGCGCGTCGAGGCGGGACTGCAGCTGCGTCGCCGACCGGGTCGCCGGGGTGATGTTGAGCTGCACCGACGGCTCGATGCGGAGCCGGTCGAGCGCCTTGAGCTTGTTCTCCAAGCGCTCGACCACGGTGGCCATGGCCGCCAGGTCGCGGGCGTCCCCGTCGGCCCGGACATCGAACGTCATGGACCTGGTCACGGCAAAGCCACCTCATCTCCCGGGTACGTGCAACTGGTGGATGAGGCGGGGGTTGAACAGGGTCGATCAGGTGGCGGCAATGGCCTCCGGGTCGGTGGCCGGCTCGGCAGGCTCCGGCTCGTCGGCCTCGTTCGTGGCGCGCATGCACGCCATCAGCTCGATGTCGTCGGCATCGACACGCAGGGCCTCGTCGACCGACAGGCCGCTGCGGCGGCGCGCGATCACCAGTGCCGCAACCCAGGAGTCCGGATCCATCTGCGCCCGCGCCTGCTCCGCCTGCGCGGGGAGCAGCCCGTCGGTGATGCGCTTCTGCAGACGGGCCTCCGACGCGGTGATCCGCTCGTCGTCGAACGTCCACGTCGTGCCCTGGTAGGGGACGAGCCACTTCATCCGAGTCTCCTCATGGTCCTGTCGATCGCCGCCTCGGCGGCACGCGTGTAGCGGGGCTCCTCGGTCCGGATCGAGGAGAAGAACCACGGCATGCCGAGCTGCGTCACCCAGCGACTCCGGTTGCCGTGCACCGGGTGCCGCCAGCGCGGCGCCAGCTCCGTGTCCGACAGCATCGCCAGGCGGTGACCGCGCGAGCCCTTCCCGACCGCGGCGCCGTTCACCCGGAACCGCACCCCGTTGGCCAGCGGCACCGTCTCCGTCGCTGCAGCCAGGCCGGCACGGAAGCCCGCCGGGCCCGCACCGCCCGCGGGAGGCGCCACGGGGAACTCGGCCCCCAGCACTCGGGCCTTCGTCTTGCGCAGCACCGGCGGGGCCGCCCGCACCAGCTCCGCCGTCAAGTCGCGCTGCAGTCCGCCGTCAGCCGCCGCCCGCAGACGACGTGCCAGCCGCCCGAACTGGGCATGCCTCGACACCCGCACCCGGATCTTCACGGCCGCCTCCGCTCCAGGTGGATCGACACCCCACGCCGACGCGGCAGCGTCGACTTCTCGTCCTTCTCCCGCGCCGCCTCCAGCACCGCGCACCCCGGACACCGGTGATGCGTGGCCTCGAACGCCGACGGGTGTCCGCCCCGCTCCGGGTCCCACTCCTCGTCCCGGGTGCCGCACCCCTTGCAGGTGGCCCGCTGCCGCGCCTGCCAGATCAGTGCTGCGTCCCGCGAGAACTTCGACCAGCGCAGGAAGTCCTCGTACTCGATCCCCAGCGGGCCGCAGTAGTCCATCTCGGCGAAGAACTGCGGGGAGCGGTCTAGCCTTTTCCCAGGTCAACACCCGGAGAGCGGTCGTTCAGGGCCCACGCCGCGTGGAACAGCTGGTTGAACTGCGGCCCGGTGATCTTCTCGTGCAGAGCCAGGTCCGCCCAGTCCGCCGCCGACAGCGGGTCCTCGCCGTCCGGCGTCACGACCGACTCGGCGATCAGCGCCGGGCGGAACGTGGCCCGGTTGAACAGCTCACCCCGCTGCGCCTGCTCCGGCGTGGGCGGGTGCTCGTCGAACAGGTCGTCCCACCGCTGCGCGGGCAGCGCGCGCAGCGGGACGATCTCCGGGGTGCCGCCGTCCGGTGGGTACAGCGACACCTCGGAGACCGCAGGCTCCCACGCGGAGAGCCGCTCCCTCAGTCCCACGTCACGCGGCAGCCGGGATGACGACCTTCTCGGCCGGGAGCCGACCCGACGGGAACGCGAACTGCACCATCCACATCGTCGCCGCGTCCGTGCTGCGCTGCCGCGAGCAGGTCTTCACCTTCACCTGCCACACGTCCATCAGCTCCGTGGGGGTGTCGCCGGTGTCCATGAGCAGGATGTAGCCGGTCGTGTCGGCCGGCATCACGTCGGAGACGTCGTCCCCGCCACGGTCGGCGTAGAGCATCATGCTCGACTCCTCGAACGTGATGCGTCCCGCCAGGGTGCCGGTCACACGCTGCAGCCCGGGCATCTCGATGTCGCCCGCCACGTACCGGAACCCGGTCGGGGGCTCCATCAGCTCGGCCGACAGGTCGGTGCCCGCGTCGATCTCCGCGCGGGTCGGGATCAGTGTGCTGGCCGCGATGACCGGCACGAACAGCACGGTGAGGTCACCGAGCGCGGAGAAGCGGACGCTCGGGTTGATCGGGGTGGCGACCATCGGTCAGGACTCCTGTCCGGTCGTGGTGCGTGGGTGCTTCGCGGGCGGGGGCGGGTCGGTGGCGGGCGACTCGGCGGCGCCGACCTCGTACCAGCCGCGGGCCTCCCAGTGGTACAAGCTGCGGCGCAGCTTGCGGTGCGTCCCGTCGATCCCGGGGTGCGCGAGCTCCACCAACTCGTTGGGGTCCTTGTGCTCGTCGGCCACTGCTATCTCCTCGTCGATCAGGTGGATCACCGACGCCGGTAGGCGTCGACGTGCACGGTGAACTCGATGTCCGCGGCCTCGCCGCGGTTCGTCGGTGCCTGCGAGAACGACTCGCGGGTCACGTACGCCTGCTGCACCACGCCCGGTAGACCCAGGTCGGGGGATGCCCGCAGCACGTCGCGGACGATGTCGACCAGCTCGTACGCGCGGGCCATCCGGGCCAGCGCCGCGGTCTCGTCGACATCGCCGGACCAGGACTGCGCGGTGCAGCCGATGTCGATGGGGAGGTCCTCGTGGCCCATCGTGCGGCGCACCTGCCCGGTCACGGACTGCGGCGTGAACACGGCCAGGCCGACGGCGATGACGTCGGGCTCCTCGATCTCGCCCGGGTCCCCGAACGCCACGCGCAGCGTGGCGGCCTGCTCGGCCAGCAGCAGCGCGTGCAGCGCCGCGACGGCCAGCGGCGCGGGGTGCGGGCCGGTCACCACACGCTCCGCGACCAGCACCCGGCCGGGTCAGGCCACGGCTGCGCCGCCGGGAACGAGCCGACGGGCGCGGCCCCGGCCTCAGCGGCGGGCGGCCCGAGCAGGTCCGTCAGCCGCGTCTTGATCGCCGCCATGCCGCCCAGGCCCGAGTCGGACTCGATCGCCACGCCGGACGCGCCGCCGCCGGACACGCCACGGCCCACCTTCGCCCGCTGCGTGCGCCAGTACTCGGCGAGGACCAGCTTCACCGCGAGGACCTCGGATGCGGTGACCTGCGTGGCACCGGACAGTGCGCGGCCCGTGTGGCGCTCCACCCGCTCGACCGCGGCCGGGAGCATCAGGCGCAGCTCCTCGTCCGACACGGGGCTGATCTTGTTGAGGTGCTCCTTCGCGTCGGCCAGGGACAGCACGCCCAGACCGGCCACCGGGCGGACGTCGATGATGTCGGCGAACGCCGCCGCGGGGGCCGTGGCCACGCACCGCACCGTGTGGACGCCCGACTGCGCCGGGATGTAATCCAGCTCGTAGCGGCCGATGCTGACCCGCGTCGGAGTCTCGGTCTCCGCGGTGCCGTCCGGCAGGCCGATCGTGACCGTGACCGTGCCCGCGTCGGCGAGCTCACCGGCCGCGTCGAGCACCTCCCACGCGAGCGACACCGTGTCGCCGAGGTCGATCATCAGGTCCCCGATCTGATCGTGGCGCCCGCACGGGCGATACAGCGGACGGTGGGTCCCCGGCGCGACACCGGGCGGACGTGGCCGTCCGGTGTCGAGGGGCCGACCCCTGCCGTTCCGCCGGTCGGCGCGGGCACGGTCGCGGCGAGTAGTGCCGTCACCACGACGCGAACCGCCAGTGCCGCGATCGGCACGGGCACGTGGGCGGCGAGGAGGGCTTCGCCAGATCCGGTGGTGCCAGCCAGCCCGGCGATCGGCAGGGGCGCGATGGTGGCAAGCGCGGCGGGTGCAGCGAGCGCACCGGCGAATGCGACGACCGGAAGCGGCGCGGTAGCGGCGAGGGTCGCCTCATCGGCGACTTCGGCCGCCAACTCAGCGGTCGAGAGGAGAGCGACCGCGGCCAGGAGCGCGCCACCGGAGTCGACGTCACCGGTGAACGCGGCCACCGGGAGCGGCACGGTGGCGGCGAGGAACGCGCTGGCGACGACCTCGACGGTGAAGGTCGCGTTCGGCAATGCGACGGTCACTGCCAGGGCGGCTGGGTCGGTCAGGGAGCCGGTCAGCGCTACGACGGGGTGCGGGGCGGTGACGTGCAGCTCGGCACCAGCGACGGTCGTTGCTTCCAGAGCGACTGCGGGAAGCAGCGCGGTCACGCCGAGGGCGGCGGGCACCGAGACCAGCGCCGCGACCACGGCTGCGGGCAGCGGAATCGACGCGGCGAGCTCACCGGCCGCGGCCGGGGTGAGCTCGTAGAACTCCAGCTCGTAAATATCGAACTCGGCAGTGCCTGTTCGGACCCCGTTGTGGGACAGGGTGATGGTGGGGGCCAGCGGCCGGTCCTCGACCTGGTCCTGCCCGTCGAACAGGTCCCAGGTGGTCGGCTCGGCGTCGCCGTCCGCCCATTCCTTGACCCGGACCCGGCGCCCGATGCGCTCCAGGCGGAAGCAGCGGATGCCGCCGTCGCGCATGTCGTACTCGTCCTCCCACCGCTTCAGGTGGCAGTACGGGGTCTCGTCGAGGTCGGTGGAGTAGGGCGCGGTGGGGTCGACGGTGCGGCCGGTGGTGTCGTCGATCCGGATCGGGCGCCGGATCAGCCCGGACTGGATCTCCAAGCCGTACCCGCCGGAGTAGACGTACTGGTCGATCCACGGCTCGGGGTCGTTGTCGAACCCGGCCCCGACTGTGGCGAACGCCTGCGAGTTGCCCCCCGGGTTCGAGATCCGCAGGTAGATGCCCCACTCGGCGCAGTACTGCCCGGTGTAGCGCAGCCGGGAGCCCGCGGCACCACCATCGGCGTCCTGGGTGAGGTCGTGGGCCAAGGTCAGGACGGTGCCGTCGAAGGTGGCGGTCGAGGTACCGGCGGAGTCGTCGACCCAGCCGGTCGGGAGCGCCATGTCGGTGCCGAGGATCGTGGTGACGGTGACCGGGGTGCGGTCGGGGATGTCGGGGTCACGCAGGTCGGTGCCGCCCAGCCCGATGACGTCGACGGCCTGGTTGAGCCGGATCGTGTTGCCGGTGGTCGAGGCGCCGTCGTCGCTGCTGAACCCGAACTTGAACCGGGTCGCGGTGAACGCGCGGTCCCCGGTGCGGCGGGTGATCCAGGTGTAGCCGTCGCTGGAGTCGTACGCGGTCCACGTCCCGGTCGCCGACGCGTAGGTGATCCGCAGCCAGGCGGGGATGCCCGACTGGTAGTCGCTGATCGTGGCGATCGCCCCGCCGAGGGTGCCGCCCGCACCGGACGCCCGCGCGTAGCCGTAGTGGCGGGGACTCTCGAAGTCGGCGCTGCTGTCGTGGTACCAGGCGAACCGGGCAGCGTCGTCGCCGTCCGAGCAGATGAGGTTGAGGCCCTGCTCGATCATGTCCGAGACGTCGGTGTCGACCTGCACGGCGATGTCGATGTCCCCGCCGTGGTCGGGGATGGCGGCCCACACCCCGACCGAGTTGTCCGGGCTGCTGGTGGACGAGATCGAGTCGAAGGGGGTGCCGCCCGGTGCAGTGATGTGGGCGCGTGACCCGGATACCGTGAGGGAAGCCCCGACCGTGTCTGGGTCCTCGAACGTCCACGCGAGCGGCAGCGCAGCCCCGGTGAAGTCGCTGGTGAACGGGGGGTCGTCGGTGATCGCCGCGACCGGTAGCGGGATCTGGACGGACATTGTGACCGAGGTGGTGACCGCCGCGGGGAGGGCCGCGATCGGCAACGGAGCGGTCGCAGCCAGGGCGCCGGGGTTCGGAACTTGGCCGGTGAGCTGCGCCTGCGGCAGCGGGATCGTGGCGGCGAGGACAACGCCGCCCACGGTCGCCGCGGGCGCGTAGAGCGCCGCGTGGCGCAGGGTCAGAGACATGGGGTCACGCCCCGGTGGACAGGATTACCCACGGAAAGGCGCGGCCGGTGCCGTCGGTCTGCTCCAGCGTGGCGACGAGGCGCCCGGTGGCGACGACGGGGATGGAGTCGGCCAGCTTCTCCGTGGGCGCGACCGGGCCGTAGGTGGCGTGATGCAGCAGTCGCTCGGTGTCGGTGGCGTTGCGGGCCTTGGTCTTGATCCGCAGCGTCACGATGTCGCCGGCCGAGAGGTTGGCGAGGTCGACGCGCAGGACGTAGATGCCGGGGTCCGCGACGGTGGCCAGGGTGTGTTCGGTGTCCAGAGTCGCCGTCTGTGAGCCGGCGGTCTTCTCGGTCACGGCCATGTCAGCTCACCCCGTAGAGGACGTAGTCGAGGACGCGGTCGGTGGCGTCGGTGTCGTTGCACTGGGCCCGCACAGCGAGGCGGCTGCCGGCCGGGATCGACGCCGGAATGACCGGGCTGAACTGCGGAGTCAAGGTTTCCGTCAGCCCCACCGCGACCGCCCAGTCGGCCAGCACGACCTGCTCGGAGCCGGACCCGCCCACCCCGACATCGATGAGGAACTCCTCGTTGCGCAGCGCGCCGTTGCCGCGGTGGCCGACCCCGAGCATCAAGCCGCGATGGGCGGCGATGCTGGACGCGGTCAGCTCCGACCACGCACCCTTGGTGTGGGCGGCACCGCCCGGGTCGGCCTCCGTGCCGCCCGAGTCCGCGGTGCTCGCACCGTAGGTGACCACACGGTGCGCGGGCGGGGGCGCGCCCCAGCCGCCAGCCGAGATGCGGGCAGTGACGTGGGTGAGCGCCGAGATGGTGGATGCCTGCGCGCGGGCCGACAGGCGGGACCCGGCCGGGATGTGCAGCGGCAGGTCGGCCACAGCGATCGACTGCGCGCCGCCTGCCACGAGCAGGTCGGCCACGACGACCTGCTCGGAGGAGGCGGCGCCGACGGCCAGGTCGACCAGGGCAGTGATGACCCCGGCCTCCTCCATGGTGTGCAGCGACACCACCACCCGGTCCGCGTCGAACTCGGTGGCAGCGACCAGCTCGACCCACGACCCCTTGACGTGGGCTGTCCCGGCCGCGGCCACCGCGACCCCCGACGAGGCCGCCGCATCCACCGCCGACGACATGCGGGACCCGGCCGGTGAGCCCCAGTCGCCCATCAGTCGGCGGTCCCGGTCGGGATGGTGATCGTCCCGCTGGTGATGTCGACCGACAGGCCGGTGGAGATGGTGGTGGTGGCGAGGGTGATGTCGCCGCCGCCGCCGGTCTCGGTCACCTGGAAGTCCAGGATCGCGGTGGTGTCGGCGAGCAGTCGCGCCCAGGTGCAGGTGCCGTCGGCGACGCCGGTGACCGCGTCCGGGTCGACGATCGTGAGCACCCCGCCCGACTCGGTGAAGCTGGGGTCCTCCAGCGCGACGGTGGCGAGCAGGTCGCCGGTGGCGGTGGTGTCCGGCCCGGCGGGGCGTGTTCCGGATCGGAGCTGGATCGTGCACGCCGCCCCGGCATCGAACGCGGCGAGGTAGGCGTTGGCGAGCGCGACGCGCATCGCGGTGCTCTGGGTGATGGTCATGACGACGAGTCCTCACCAACATCGAGCACCACGCCGTCGGGGTGGGTAGCCACCGCCGACGCCGTGATGACCGTCTTCGCCTCCGAGCTCACGGCGAGTCCTTCGCGGCGGCCGGCTTGCGGGTGGCCGGCTTCTCGGCGGCGACCGGCGACACCAGCCCGATCGCCGTCAGCCGCGCCACCTCCGCCGCCGGCACGTCCTCCGGGAGGACCGCGCCCGTGTAGTAGTAGCGCAGCTTCCCGTTCACGTCCTTCACCACGGCCAGGGGCCCGGTGACCTCGTGGCCGGCCATCAGGACGTCACCCCCGTGATGGTGTAGGCCGCGGAGGGCTCCAGCACCACCGGCACCGTCACCCGGCGCGCACGCAGCCGCCACTTGTCGTTGTTCTCGTCGCGGATCGACTTCGTCTCGATCCCGCCCATGCCGCCCGCGTAGCCCGGGCCGCCCAGCTGCTCGTCGGCCATGCCGCCCAGCGCCGTGCTGTCCAGCACCATCGCCGCGTTCGCCGTCGGGATGAACGGCGTCGCCAGCCAGCGCATGCCGTCGATCACCGGGAAGCTGCCGGTGAAGACCGGGGCGTCACCCGACTCACGCGGCAGGTAGCCCGAGTCGGCGAACGTCGCCATGGCGTACGTCCACGCCGTCGTCGAAACGACCACGGTGTCCGGGTCGTAACCGTGGCCCAGGTCGATGATCGCCGCCTTCGCCTGCGCGACGTCGAGGAAGATCTGCTTCGCCGTCGCCGTCGACCACACCGCCGCGGCCGAGTCGGTGGCCGTGACCGCCGACAGGATCGCGGCAAGGGTGACGCCGTCGACCTTCTTCACCATCTGGTTGATCAGCTTCGAGAACGCTCGGTCCACCGGGTTGCGGTTCAGACGCTTGATCGCCTCGTCCGTCACCGGCACGTCCTGGCCCCACTTCTGGACCTCGGCGTACTGGGGGGTGCCCATGCCGATCGCGGCCAGCGGGTACTCGGTACCCGGCCGCACGACCTCCGGGTCCCGGGTCGTGTACAGCGAATCGTCGTCCTGCTCGAACTGCACGCCGCCACCGGCGGCGGTGAACCGGCCGGTCAGCAGGGCGTCCGCGATGAACCGCTCGTCGGCCAGCGTGCGCAGCCGCTTCGCGATCAGCGTCGGGTCCTGCAGCAGCCGGTGGATCGTGTCGTAGTCGCCGGTCGAGGTAGGCCCGGGCGGCGGGTAGGTGTAGCTCATCGTGTTGTCCTTCTCCCCGTCAGCGGGCCATCTTGACGCGGGCCGTCTGGCCCGCGGTTGCCTGCGCGGTGAGCGCGATGCCCACCACCTGCGAGTACGTGGTGCCCGCCGCGATCGGCGTGACCCGACCGTTCGCCGCCGAGATCAGCACGTCGCCGACCGCGACCGCGGCGGCGACCGTCAGGTCCTGCACGCCGCCGGAGGTGACGCCGACCTTCGCGCCCGACGCGGCGTCCTGCATCGCCACACCCAGCCACGCCGCACTCGCACCCGCGGTCTTCACCACCGTGTTCGCCGCCGACAGCGCCACGAGCTCGCCGCCCGTGATCGCCGCCCCGGCGGTCATCGTCAGGTCCTGGCCCGGCTTGAAGACCGGGATGTAGTCGGCCATCGATCAGCCCTCCTTGCCGAACACCGACGCGTACAGCTCGTCGGAGACCGACGCCTCGGCGCCGCCAGCGGACCCGATCGGGGCCCCGACCGGGATGAGTCCCTTCTCCAGCGACGCGAGCGTCGCCGCCGCGCCCGGGTCCGCGGCCAGCTGCGCCAGCCACGCCTCGCGCCGCGCGGGCGCGATCCGGCCGTCCGCGACCGCGGCCTCGACCAGCCCGGTGCGGTCGTCGGCCTGCTGGCGGGCGTGCGCGGCCCGGCCCAGCTCGGCCGCGGCCCGCAGCTCCGCGAGCGTCGCGGCCTCGACGGCCACCACACCCTCCGGCAGCTCCGGCGTCTCGGCGGTCTCCGTCTCGTTCTCGACCTGCTCGGCCAGCGTCTCGTCCAGCGCGGCCAGCACGGTCGCCTCGTCAGCCTCGGCAGCGACACCGAGCCGCTGCCGGACGTCATCCAGGAAGGGCACGATGCCAGTCCTCTCGGTTGTTGATCGCCCGGCCGCGGACGCGGCGGGAGTCTCGATGGGCTTGCGGGACAGCGCGGACAGGTCGAACCGCGCCCGCGCATTCGGTGCCCCGTCGCCGCTCTTGGGTTCGACGATGCGGTCGGCCAGTCCGGCCTCGACGGCCTCCTCGGCCGAGTACCAGCGCTCGTCGGCCATCGCGGCCAGCCAGTCGTCGACCGAACCGCCGGTCTTCGCCGCGTAGATCGACGCGATGTTGCGGTCCTCGTGGGTCAGGTCGGCCGCCATCTTCTGCATCTCCGCGGCGTTGCCCAGACACATGCCCCACGCGTTGTGGATGAACAGCTCGGCGTTCGCCATGACGTGCAGCTCGTCCACCCCGGCCGCGAGGAACGACGCCGACGAGGCCGCGATGCCCTCCACGACCGCCACGACCGTCGCCGGGTGGGCGCGCAGCGCGTTCAGGATCGCGAGCCCCTCCCACACCTCCCCGCCCGGAGAGTTGATCAGTAGGCGGATCTCCGTGGTGTCGTCATCCAGCTCGTCGAGCGCCGCCACGAACTCCTTCGCCGACAGGCCCCACGGACCACCCCACGAGTCGAGAGGGTCGTAGAGCCGCAGCGACACCACGCCCGACCCGTCCCCCTTCGACTCCGGGCGCTCCGCACGCAGCGGGGTGCGCTGCAGCGCGAACGGCTGCCGCAGGAACGGGTTCACGAGTCCTCCGTGATGGGTGTCGCCGCCGATTCGTCGGCCGCGGGAAGGCCGTACTGCTGGCGCAGGTGCCGCTCCAGCGCGGGGTCGTTCGACAGTGCCCCGGCGTCGACCAGCATCTTGATCGCCGCGGCCGTCGCGGCGTGCTTGCTGCCGATCTCGTCGAACACGATGCGGGGCGCGTTCTCGTCGATGCCCCAGTTCCAGTCCACGAGGTCCTCGACGATGTGCGCGTTCGCGACGTCGGCGATGAACTGCGCCACGGCCTGCAGCGACAGGGTGAAGAAGTCGGCGAACGTCGTGCCGAGCGCCCAGCTGCCGGTCTGCGTGCCCAGGTTCAGGAAGTGCGCCAGCACGGCGCGGGCGATCTGCTCGTCGTGGTACCGGATCGCGGGCTCCGCGTCGGGCAGCGCGCCCTCGACGCCGACCAGGCGGATCTTCGACCCGTTCGGGATCGCGGCGTGCGAGTTCTCCCCGGACCGGTAGCCGGCCACGAGCTTCCGGCCCTCGTCCATGAACTTGTTGCCGGCCGCGTCCTCGTACACCGGGATGCCCATGCCGTTGCGGTCGATCGTCTGCGCCTGCACCCGCAGCAGCCGATCCTTGATGACCCAGTTCTTGTAGGCCGGGCGCAGCAGCGACTCGCCCACCCAGTTCGCGCCCTCCCGCTCGTGGGAGTACACGACCAGCCGCGACACCGGGATCCTCGTCGCCCCCCACGCGCCCGCCTGGTCCATGCCGCCGAACTGCTCGACCGCGACCAGGCCGCCGTCGCGGGCGACCTCCCACGACGAGATCGTGCGGGCCGGGCGCAGCGCCAGCTTCCGCAGACGCAGCAGGCCCCGATCGTCGAGGCGGGCCACCTGCTCCATCACCGAGTGGCCGTAGCGCAGGCTCAGCAAGGCGTCGGCGAGGTGCGCCTGCCACGAGAACCGGTCCCGGGTCCGGCCCCGCGGCATGTCGTCCTCGCTCATGCCCACGATCGGCAGACCCAGGTCCGTTGCCACGTGCTGCACGACCTCGTCGCGGGCCCCGTTCGGGTCGATCCGCCACGCCGTACGCCGCACCGGGCCCGTCACCGCGCGCAGCACCGAGCGCACCTGCGCGTCCTGGCGGTGCATCGCCCCGTACACCCGCGTCGAGTCCGGCCACCGAATCTCCGGCGTCTCCTCGTCCTGCGGTGCCGCCCACCAGCCCCCGGGGTAGGCGTTCGCGTAGCCCAGCTCGGACGTGGGAGCGCCCAGCGGTGCCGACATCAGCTGCCCCCCTCGTCCACTAAAAGCCCATCCGGCCCAGGTCTGATGTGTCCGACGTCGCCTCGCCCGGCGCTGCTCCCATCGGCGGCACCGACAACGGCGCCCCCTGCGTCAGCAGCACGTGCCGCGCGATCGCCACCGCGACGGCCGGCGCGATGTTCGCCCCCGAGTTCTTCCGGCCGAACGCCCACGCACCGTCACCGATCGGGCGCTTCCGCACCGCCTCGACCGCGTCGTCCAACAGCGCGTCGCCCAGGTGGAACGGCAGGACGTCGACGAAGCCCATGCACGCCCGCGCCAACTCCGGGCCCGTCAGCCGCACCACCTCGAGGCCCGCGTCCTCCAGCGGCGCCGCCAGCGGGCCCGCCGGGCCGTTCGCGTCGATCGCCCACAGCGTCGGCCCGTGCTGCTCGTCCAGCTCCACCGCGCGCTCGACCACCCACTCCGTGCCCGACGGCCACACCTCGTCCGGGTCCATGCCCCGCACCGGGCGCGGGAGCTCCACCAGCACCCCGCCGTCCGGGCGCAGACCCGCCGCGCCGATCGACGCCGCCGTCCGCTCCGGGTTCACGTCCACCCCGAACACCGGGGTGCCCTCGATCACCGAGCCCGGGCGCTCCGCCAGCCGCCACGCCTGCGACGAGATCAGCCGCGACCCCGCCGCGCCCAGCACCGGCCACATGCCGAAGCACTCCCGCGCGAAGCCCTCCTCCGACAGGATCCGGCGCAACCGCTGCAGCGCCGACTCCCCGAGACGGCCCGACCCCAGCGACGGGTTCGGCGGCCCCCAGTTCGCCCGGTCGTCCAGGAACGCACGCCGCTCGCCCGGCTCCATCGCCGCCAGGTCCGCCAGCGACGTCGCCAGACCCCAGTCCCGGTAGCCCAGCAGGCCCGGGTCGTCGGACTCCGCGCGCTCCCGCGTCCGGAACATCACCTGGCCCGACTCGCCATCCAGCGGCGGCGTCGAGGTGAGGATGACCTGCGCGTTCGGCTGCGCAGCCGTCGCCGGGGCCTGCGCCTCCATCTGCGCGTCGTTCAGCGCGAACGCCTCGTCCAGGATCAGGCACTCCGGGTCCATGCCCCGGCCACCACGCGCCGAGCGGGCCACGAACTTGAGCTCCGCCTGCGTGTCCAGGCGCTCGAAGCCCTCGTGACCGTGCGTTCCGTTGATCTTCACGGTGAAGCCGTCGTCGGGGAACTCGATGTAGAACTCGCCCAGGCGGCCCGGCATCGGCCGGCCCAGCTTGCGCAGCAGCTTCTCCACGAACTTGAAGCTGCGCATCGTGGTGTCCACCCGGTGCGACGACCACAGGATCAGGTGCTCGTCCAGTGCCAGGAAGCCCAGGACGGCGCGAGGTGCCAGGAGGCCGGCCGAGTTGTGCGTCGGCATCAGGCCGTGGCCCGCCAGGAACAACCCGTCGGGCCGTTCGACTCGGATGCACCGGACCGGCCGTGTGGCGACCGGCACGACCGACGCCACGCTGACGGCGGTGCGCGCCGCCAGCCGGCCGCGCGGTGCAGGAATGCGCGCGACCTTCCGCGCCAGCCGAAACGGCGGCGGGTCGTCCGTCGTCACGGTCCACATGACCCGCCATCGGCGGCCCACCTCGCGGCCGTTCAGCGTCGCCGCCGATTCCTTGATGGTGGCCCGCCAGCCGAGCGACCGAGCCAGCAGCTGGACCGCATCCGCGAGGCACCGACGGGTCGAGCAGAACTCAACCTGGCCCCGACGCGACTCGATCGAGCCGTCGGTGTCCATCAGGCCCTGCAGTAGGGCGAGACGCTGATCGTCGCCGGCCGCCAGGTAGACGTCCGGGACGTGCTTGTTGCGCCAGAGCCCCAGGCGTCGAGCGCGCGACTCGAACCCGTCGCGCATCGGCCCGGTCCGGAATCGCAGCGCCCACGCGGTGTGAGTCGGGCGCACGGAGACGATCTCCGCTCCCGTGGCGAGCACGAGGGCTTGCATCTCATCGACGTCCTGCGACCCGACGGTCAGATGTGCGGAGCCGCTACTGCCATCGCCCAGCCACGCCCCGAACAGGTAGGGCTCGATCGGTAGGTCCACCGGCTTCGACACGATGGCGTGCTGCACCGGCAGGCGCAGACGGTAGTCGCGCGACACGCCGCCGGGCCGCTGCCTGGTCGCGAACAGCCGCATGGCGGCCAACGACCGCGTCGTGACCGTCGCCCAGGTGCCGCGCCGCCAGTCCTGCACCGTCCACAGGTGGTTCGCGTCGGCCACCACAGACCGGCCGTCCGTCGTGCTCACCTCGAAGCACTCGCGACCAGCCATGACCTCGGAGACCGCGACCACGCGCGTCGGGTGGCCGTCCGGGTGGAACAACTCATCGCCGGGCGTCAGCGCGCCCATCGTCGACCAGCCGGCCGTCGTGAGGATCGGTGTGTCGCAGTCGAGGGCCTTGCCGTTCTGCCGGCTCACCCACTCCGCGTAGTCCGGGCACGCCCACCGCCCGTCCTCACGGATCGACAGCATGAGGTCCAGACCGTCGCGCTGCCACGGGTCCAGGTTCAGCCCGGCACGGCCCGCGAGCTCCACCGCCTCCTCGACGAGGGAGTCGACGATCCCGTCCGGGCGAACCTCAACCCGCGGCCTGGCGACGCCGCTGCGCGACTCGGGAAGCAAGGTTAGTGACACCCTTCGGCACCTCCCCCGTCTCACCTGGAGCGGGGGCAGGGGACGCGGCAGGCTGCTCGCCTGCCATCTTCCGCAGCAGGGCCATCACCCGGGTCAGCTCACGCGTCCCCGCCGTCATCGACAGGCCCTGGTCGACCTGCACGGCCAGCGCCCGCGCGCACGCCGCCTCCGTGGACGCCTGCACGGCCGCCGGCATCCCGGCCAGCTCCGCCTCCAGCGCGATGCCCGTGAACCCGCGGGCGGGGAGAGCGGCCGGCTGCTTCGGCTTCGGCTTCGGCTTCGCGGACGACGACGGCTTCGGGGCGCGGCAGGTCTCGCAGCGGCGCGGGAGGGGGCCGCGGGAGCCCGGCTTCCGGACGATCGCGGCGGGGCAGGTCTCGCACTTGGGAGCGCGCATTTCGGCAACTCCCTACGATTTTGATCAGAAAGTCGGCGAAAGCATCGAAAAGACGTCAGAAAGTAGCGATTCCGGCCCATTTCAGGGCCAAATCGGCATGATCACCGGCCCAGCACCACTCAGCGGAGGGGTACACGGAGGGCCACGTCGGGGTGGCACTGCCCCCCATTCGAAGATTCTCACGCCGCTTCCGCGGACCGGCAGCTGCCGCACCGAACCGGCGGTCGTCCGCGCCGCCCGCTGTGGACGATCGGGTTGTCGCAATCCCGACACCGGTGGATCTCAACGCCGACTATCCGGAGTGGGCGACCCTTGCGCTCCGCATCCCTGACACGCGCTCGTTCTCGTCGGCATAGCGACGAGCAGGTGACCTGATGCGACCGTCTGGTCGTGTACGTAGCCGCGCATTGCTCGCAGGTCTTGCGCATCGGCGACGTCTCGGGCTTCGGACTGCGGCGCCTGAGTGCGCCGCTGCAGGTTCGGCTACAAGCGCGCTGGTTGCCGCGGCCGAGGAACCGTTGGCCGCAGTGCTCGCACTCTCTGGTCGGGATCAGGCCCTGTGGTATCGGGGTTGCCCGACGCGCCGAGTTGCAGCGTGCGTGGGCCAGCCGCAGGTTCGAGCGTTCCATCGTCCCGCCTTGGGCGCGCGGCACGATGTGGTCGACGGCCGGTGCGCCCGGGTGCGGAGTGGTGAGCGTCTTGTCGACGAGCTCGTCGCAGAACCCGCAGTGCGACTCCTCGTCGACAACGATCCGCCGCATCTTGCGCCACTCGTAGCCAAGCACCTCGTCGCCGGCTGCACGCCTGCGCCCGCCTCGGCCGCGCTCGGCGCACGAGGCCGAGCAGTAGCGCTGGCTGATGGAGCGCGGCGTGTACGTCTGATCGCAGATCGAGCACGGCCGGTCCGGGCGGACCGGTCGCTGTCGTCGCTCGGTCGTCCGCTCGGCTGGCCGAGCCCTGCGGCACGGATGGCACCGAGCCTGCCCCTCGGGCAGTGAGCCCTTGCCGCTCCACATCAGCGTGCCGCAGTCGGCGCACGGTAGGTCTCGGCGGCGGGGCACGGCTACGCCACCCCAGGGTTACGCTGGGACACGTCGACTCCTACAGGTCGGCCATGCCCCGGGCCTGTTCGCGCAGGTGCCGGGGCGCTCTATGCAGTTGTGGGTCTTGGGGTCTTGCTCAGCCGGCCGCGATCAGCGCGACTACGTGCAGCACGACCAGTCCGAGCACGAGGGACGCGACGAGGGCTACGGCGACGCCAGCACCGAGAAGCACCCACGAAGCGCGCATGCTCACCACTCCCTCGACGTCGGGCTCACCGGTCGGTACCGCGCGCGCAGCCGGTTGGACTGCGCGGCATTGCACCGGTTGTGCATGAGCCGCAGCACCGCGCCGTCGCGCACCAGCTCGGGCCCGCCGAGCATGAGCGGCACGACGTGGTCGACGCTCGGGCCCCACGGGTGTCGGCCGGGCAGGGAGCGGTCGACGTGGTGGCCGCAGTAGCTGCACTCGGTCTGCGTGGTCGTCGCGAGGAACTGGGCGACGTCGGCCTGCCAGGCGCGTCCGCCCTTCCGTCGGGTCACGTGCTCACCCCGGTACGACGAGAGCCAGCCCGGTCGGGGCTGGCTCTGGTGACACGTGTGCTGTGCGTCGGTGACGATAGCGTCCTGACCTGCGGGGCGCTAGCGCGGGCTGATCTACGGCGTGGCGCGCTTGGTCGCGCTGGTCGCGCCCCACGTGTTGGCGAGGTCGGTGATGGTCGCGGCGTCTCGGTGCGAGTGCGTGGGGAGGAAGTCCGTCAGGACGAGGACGAGATGGTCGAGGCAGGCCCACGTCACCACTGCGTCGCCGTGTCGCCCCAGTCGCCACCTCGGCTCGCCGTTGCACAGGGCGCAGCGTCCCGCCAGGGTGCCGACGTTCTCCGGGTGCTGCGGCAGCTCGGCCATGCCCCTCATCCTGCCCTCTCCTGCGCCTGCTCCTCCAGCACTCGGGCGAGGTGCTGCAGCATCCCGGCCGGCCAGTGCGCCCCGCACCCGGGCGCGATGCACCGCGCGCTGGCCGTGCCTGACCCGACGTGCAGCTCCAGCGCCGGCCGTCGCACGACCTCGCCGGTGTCGTCGGGTTGGTGCACGGTGGTGCGCCCGCACTGCGGGCACGCCCCCTTGGCGACGAGGCGCCGCTGCGGGTTGAGGATGCCGCGCCCGGTAGCCACCCACTGCTCGGCGAGCTGGGCGGCGTGGGCGAGCACCTCGGGCTGCTCGTCGGCCCACGTGCGCACCTGCTCGGCCCACAGCCGCACGCGCTGCCGGATGGGCCCGCGCCCGACCTCCCGCTCGATGTGGGCGAGCAGTTCGGCGGCGGCGAGCCCGATGGGTGAGCGGTGCGCCCCGGCGCTGGCGGCGCCGCCGGTGCTGCTGCTGGACTGCACGGCGTCGCGGAGCTGGTCGAGCAGAGACGGGACGGCCCCGGTGGTGGCGGTGACGGCGTCGCTGCCCCGCCGTTCCTCCACCCGCCGCCGGTGGTCGCTGAGCTGCTCCAGGACGCGGCGTGCCTGGGCGGCGTGCCGGGCCCGCAGGTGCTTGGCGTGGCGCGCCTCCAGCTCGCGCTCGACGGCGCGGTCCTGGGCGCGTTGTGCGGCGACGTGCTCGTCGAGCTGCCCGTCGGCGCGGTCGAGCCTCTCGGTGCTGGGCTGGACGAGCTGGGCGACGGCGGCGTCGAGGGCGAGGTGGGCGGCGTCGACGTCGACGGGTGCGGGCTGGTCGGGCTCGGTCACTCGGCCGCTCCGGGCTTCAGGAACGCGCGCACTTCGGCGGTGCGCAGCGTGGCGTACTGGGCGCCGTTGTGCATGGCGTCCAACTCATCGCACCGCGCCAGGAGTGCGCCGGCCTTGTCGCGGATCCGACTCAGCGCCCCTACGCCCATCACTAGATCCACATCGCCATCGGGGCACCCGCCGAGAACCGCGGCAAGCTCACGGCGCAGGCGTTCCAGGTCCGGATCGACGTAGCTACGGCGGCCCAGGACCCGCACGCTGACATCCCGCATCCCCTCGTCGGAGAGCTGATACCACCGCCGTGGGTTGACGGGCCTGTCCTCCCAGCCGGTGCGCACAAGGCCCTTCTGCTCCAGCCGGGCCAAGGTCGGATAGAGCACCCCGGGGCGCATGGGGATGGACCGGCTGAGGTCGTAGACGAAGTGCCGTTCCCCGTCGCTCATACCGACGACCTGCACGGTCCACTCGGCGGCCAGGCGTCGGGCGTACCGGCGGCGACGGTAGGCGCGGATCACCACGCCGCCACCCCACCCAGCACCCGCATCCGTTCCTCCGCGCTGTCCCACCCGCTGCCCCGCGCCCGCTCCACAGCGGCCCGGTGCAGCTGCTCCACCTGAACCCCGGTGCGCGCCTTGGGCGTGGCCCCGCGGCACCGGCAGCCCCCCAGCTGCGGGCCGCATGGGCTGTCGGTGGCGGTCGGCCTGGTCTCGGTGATGGTCACGGCGAGTCCTTCGGGTCGAGGAGCAGGGCGAGTCCGGCGCCGCCGAGCAGCGCGCCGACGATGAACCCGGTGGCGGCCTGGAGCTCGGCACCGGCGTAGAGGGCGAGGACGGCGAGGGAGAGCAGCACGGCGGCGAGGGCGATGCGGTCGTAGTGGGTCACGGGACGGCCGGGGCGAACAGGTCGAGCTGCACCGCCGATGGCCGGTAGTGGATCCCGCCTGGCCCGTGGTCGCTCTGCGGCACCCGGTACGCGCCGTCTGGGCCCTTCGGCCAGGGTCGGTAGTGGCATGCGCACTGGTAGCCGTCGGTCGCGGCGGCGATGTCGTGGTCCTCCGGGTAGAGACCGCCCCAGGTCTCCGTCCACTGCTCGCCGTCGTCGGTGGTGCCGCCCAGGATCGTGCCCCCGTAGTAGCCCTCGACGGTGCCGGTGAAGCCGGTGCGACGCAGGCTCCCGCGGTACCCATGCATGGTCACGCGGTCGCCGTAGGTGTACGGGCATCGCACCGGGATCGGGCTCACGCCGTCACCGCTTCCCGCTCCGGCCACTGCGCCACGCGGATGTGCGCCCCCGGCTGCTCGTCGAGCGCGGCGAGGCGCTTGGTGGCGTGGAGGTCGACGATCTGCGAGTCGTCGCGGACCACGACGTCGGTGATGGCGTCGAGCACCGCCCGGGCGAGCTTGTCGATGTCGGGCCGCTTCACGGCGGGCGGCGTGGTCCGCTTCGGGCATCCGGCGGGTCGGGGCATGACGAACTCGATGTGGACGGCGAGGGGGCCGTCGAGCGGCGCGGCGGTGTGCGTCTGGGCGGCGTGCCAGGCGACGGTGGTCCGCCAGGGTGCGACGGCCTTGGAGGACTCGACGAGGATCCCGTTGCCGACGTGGCGCTTGCTGCCCTGCGGGGCGGGACGGCCGGGGACGAACAGCTCGACGGCGGTCACGATGGACACGGCCCGTAGTGCGCGTACCCGTCGGCGCGGTCCCAGCAGCGGGCGATCTGGTCGCCCGGCTCGATCCCGACGCATCCGCGTGCGCACCCGCTTCGGTACGTGGCTTCGATCGGCTGGCCGACGGTCTCGATCACCTGTTCGTCCGGGGCGAGCCCCCCGCGGTGGTTGCGGCAGGCGCACTGCTCGGGCGGCAGCTCGCTCAGCGGGCACTCGGCGCTCACCGCCCCTCCCTCTCCCGCACCACGTCGGCGATGGCCCGCGCCCACACCAGGTGGTCGTCCCGCGTCCACCGCGGCGACAGCGCGTCCCGCACCCACGCGGTGAGGAACACGAGCAGCGGCGTCTTGGCGGCGGCGTCGAGGTACTCCATGGCGCGAAACGCGCGCTGGTCGGGGGTGAGGTTGGGGGCGACGATGCGGTGGCGGAGGCGGCGGATCTCGGCGACGGTCATGGCGCTCACCAGCCCCCTCCCGTCGGTCGGGCCGCAGCGGCGGGCTCGTTGTCGTCCTCGTCTTCCAGCCATGAGGCCAACGGCAGGGCTTGCGCCCGCGCGAACGCCTCACTCAGCGACCACGCCCGCACCTGCTGCGTGACAGGTTCGCTCCACCAATCGGAGTCGGAATGCGGACCGCCCACCAGGGCGTGGCTGCCACGGCAGCGGTACGTGATCTCGAACGTGTGCCCGGCCTCCGGCCCCTGCCCACCGTCGGGGCGCTGCGGGTCATGTGCGGGGTCCATGCAGTTCGCGGCGGCACCAGCGGTGCGCTGCCACAGGCCACAGGTCGGGCAGGCGCGCGGGTCGCTCACTTCTCTCGCTCCGTCGGTCGGGCCGCCAGAGCGGCAGCGACAGCAGCACGGACCTCGGGGCCGACAGCGCGCGTGATCGCCGCGAGACGCCGAAACAGGACGGGGCCCAGGTTCAGTCCGTCGGCCCCCAGCACGTCGGCTGCGGCGTCGAGCCGGGCGGGCACGTCCTCCCCCTGCTTACCCGCTTGCCATTCAGCCTGGCCATGTCGGTGCCGGTCGGTGCTGCCGCACAGCGGGCAGCCGCTACGCGGGAAGTTGACGGTCACGTCCGGCGCGTCCTCCCCGTCCGGGACGGCGGGCGCCGGGGCCCGGGGCGCCTCGTACAGCCAGCCCTCGTGCGGCGTCTGGCAGACATAGCAGGCCCACTCAGTGCCGTCGCAGCTTGGACACTCGGCACGCTCGGCGGGCTGCGGGGTACGGGCCGCCAGCGCGGCGCGGATGCTGCGCGCCATCTGGCCGAGGATCCACTTCCCGTGAACCGTGCTGGGCTCGGCGAGCTGCTCCAGCAGGCCTGCGACGGTCTCGATTGTGGCGTCGGCGTCCACCTGATGCCGGGTGGGGCGGTCCGGGGCGGTCACGACGCCGCCTCAGCGGTCCAGAGCGACTGGGGGTAGGCCGGAGTACCCCCGAGCCCTGCGAGGCCGTCAGGCGAGTTCCGTAACGGTGTTAACGGGGCACTGGGCGCGGGCGGCGGGGCGTGATCGGGGCAGAGCGGGCTCGTGCAGCCCCGGCACGGCACCGGCTCGTCCAGGCACCGCACGCACGGCGGCTCCACGCACCCACACCACGGCACCGGCCCGTCCGCCGGGACGACCACGCACGGCGACGACGAGGCGTCGGTGGTGCGGTGCTCGACCCGGATCCCGGCCACGGCGTGCTCGGCAGCCCAGGTGGTGGCGATGTCGCCGACGGGGTCGCGGTGGGTGGGGACGACGACGATCAGGGGCTGCCCGGCGAGGCGCCACACGCGGGTGAGGGCGGCGCGGATCTGGGGTTCGGTGCCCGGCCCGTCGAGGCGGACGCGGGTGCGGGGGCCCTGGGCGGGGAGGGTGCGGGTGACGGCCTGGGCGGGGCCGTGGGCGAGGGTCGGGGTGATCACCGGGCACCACCGAGCAGGCCCAGCTCCCAGCCGCGGTTCACCGCGGCGGCGCGGTTGGTCACGTCGAGCTTGGCCAGGATCCGGCGCACCAGCGTCGACGCGGTGGTGGCGGTGACGTGGATGCGGCGTGCGATCTGCTGGTTGGTCAGCCCGGCCGCCATGAGCGCGAGGACCTCGCGCTGCCGCCCGGTGAGCGGCGTCCCGGCGCTCGGGCCGGGGGCGAGGGCGTCGAGCATGGCGTTGCGTTCGAGGGTGGTCACGCGCGCTCCCTGACGGTGGTGGTGGGCAGGAACTCGACGGCCTGCGCGGGCACCTCCGGCGTGTAGCCGAGGTGGTCGAGCGCGTACGCGGCGCCGTGCAGGACGGTGGTCGCGGGGGCGTCGGGCTGGTCCGGCCAGGTGATGAACACCTTCGTGCCGGTCTCGGCGTCGAGCACGCGGATGCGCAGCGGGCTCATCGGGTGGTCCTCTCGGTGGGTGCGCCAGCGGCGGCGGCGATCGCGTCGAGCGCGTGGTCACACCACGCCAGCCCGGCACGGAAGTCCTCGGAGTCGGTGGTCTGCGAACGGGCGTAGAGCGCGTCGCGCTGGCGGTCGATCTCCAACCGGACCGCGCACGGATCAGCCGGCGGCGCCAGCCCCCCGACGTGCGCGGCCAGCCACGCCGCCAGGTGGCGGGTCAGCTCGCCGCCCAGGGCGTAGCGGCGGCGGGCGGCCATCACGAACACGCCGTAGCCGGCGCGCTCGGGAATGGCGGGTTCGACGGTGATCTCGCCGCCGCGCCAGACGGGACGCTCGGCGGTCGTCGTGGGGTCCATCAAGGTCTCCATCAGAACGGGGCGCTCTCGGGCAGGGTGCGCCGGTATTTGAGCCAGTCGGGTACGCGGCTCACGGCCGCCGGCGGGATCGCAATGCCGCAGCGGTGCGCAGCCACCAGGGCGTGGCGCTGTCCGCGGCGAATTGCTTCGGGATAACGAGGGTTCAGATTCCATCCGGATTTCCCCGATCCGCTGATGCTGCGGGTGATTGTGTAGGTGCGAAGTCCGAGCGCGAGCGCGACCAATTCGCCGCGGGTGTCTATTTCCGTGGTGTCGCAGACGACCAATAGGGCGGCCACGTCGGCATCGAGTCCGCGAAGGACCGGGCGCCCGCAGCCGTCGCACCTCTGCAGGCGAGCTACGCGGGTTGCTCCGTCGGCGTGGATGACTCCGCGCGCCATGAGGTCGGCGAGGAGCCAGTCAGGAAGCGGCATCGCGCACCGCCGTCAGCTCGTCCGCGCGGACCTCGTCCGCTGATCTTGAACGGGACGACCGCACCGCGTCCGCGACCTCGTCCCTCCCCGTAGGGGGGAGGGGGACGGGACGAGGTCGCTGATGAACGCTCGGCACCTCGTCCCGGGACGAGGTGGGACGAGGTGGGACGAGGTGGGCTCTAGTGCTCGTCATCGTCGGCCGCCACGAGGTCCTGGAGCTCTCGGTAGGTACGGGTGTGACGGTGCAGCACCGCGTTGCGCGGACCCGGGTGGCGGGCGACGAACCCCTCGTTCACGAGACAGTCGAGCGCAGCTCGGATCACCGACGCCCGCCCCGAAATGGATTCCTCGATCTGCTTTCCCGACAAGTCGCCTTCGGTCGTCGACAGAAGACGCGAGATCGACGCCATTACGCCGGTGGGCCGGAACGGTGCACGCTGTTCCGCCGGGCGCTCATCGGGAGGCTCAATTACTACAGTGACGCTCGCTCCTGTGGCATCGGATTCCATGACCGCCGTCCCCAGGTTCTTGCCGAACTGGGCAATTCCACGAACGTGGCCGCCCCGGTCCTTGTCGACGGTGAGCCGAAGCCGGCCGGTCTGGCCGCGGCCGAACGGGGCGACGACCTCGACGCTGATCGAGCAGCCGGTCACCATCGCGCGCTTCGCCTGCGCACCGATGCCGCCCTTGCCGCGGGTCTCCTTGTTCTTCGCGACGTGGTCGATGGTGATGACCGCGGCACCGGTGCGGGCGAGCGGCCGGAGCAACGTCTGCGCGAACCGGGTCGCGTCGCTGTTGGACTCCAGCTCCAGGCCCAGCAAGGACATGGCCGCGTTGACGCCGTCGATGGTGATGATGGAGAACGCGCGGCTTCCGGTGACCGCGGCCAGGTCGGCCGCGGCGAGCACGTGCAGGCTCTCGTCGGGGTCGATGTAGACGAAGTGCGCGAGCATCGTCTCCGTGGGCACGCCGAGCGCGGCCAGGCGGCCGGTGATGCCAGCCGCGGCGTCCTCGAAGTCGAGGTAGAGGACGTCCAGTCCGGCTGTGAGGGCCTGGGCCACGGCGAGCAGGGCCACCCACGTCTTTCCCGACTCGCTCTCGCCCAGCAGGCCGTTGACCTTGCTCGCGTAGAACAGGGCCTGCTTGTCGGCCCGGGCGAGCACGGCGGGTGGCGGCTCGGCGTTCTCACCGGACAGCACCGTCGCGAGGTCGCGCGGCCACCACGAGGTGTGCTCATCGGCCTTGGGCGTCTCAGAGGGCTCGGGTAGCCCGCTGTCGTGCGGCGGAGTCGTCGCCGGTGTCGCGACGACCAACGGCACGGCGTCGGCCGGGCTGGGTGGGGCGACCAGGCCGGCGAACGGCTGGGTGCAGGGATCCTGCGGCTGCTCGGCCTCGGCCTCGGCCACGGACGGGGTGCCGAGGATGCGCGACAGCGCGCCGGTGAGCGAGCGCCTCCACTCGCGGCTGGCGTCGTCCATGGTGCGCACGCCGGAACGCCCGGGTCGTGTCGCCTCGGCGATGAAGGCGGTGCGGACCTGGCCGAGTGCCTCGAGTAGCCCGGTGTGCCCCTGCTCGGCGAAGCGCACCATCGTCATCAGGTGGCGCAGCGATTCGTGCGCCGACCCGGCCTGCAGCTCCGCGAGCATGCGGTCGCGGGCGTGGGCGGTGGCGCGGCAGGGGCTACCTGGCCCGTGGGTGGCGAACCATCCGGACGCCTGCCCGTCGGTGACGTCGGCGAACGTGACCGTCTCGGCGAGCTCGCCACCGGTGAGGCCGGTCAGCCACGCGTCGGGCAGGTCGGGGATCTCGTCGACCCGGGGCGGCACGGTCGATGCGAGCCCGTCGGGTCGGTACCACCGGTAGACGCGACCCTCGGGGTGCAGCGACGGCCACACCATCGCGTAGCGGTGGCCGGTGTGGATGGTCTCGATGCCCGGTCCTACCTGGCCGGGCCAGCGCAGTCCCTCCGGGACCCGGTACAGGCGGATCCCGGAGATGCCATCGTCGCGGGCCGTGGTGATCCAGGTGTCAGGCAGCGAACCCCAGCGCTCCGTCGCCTCGGCGAGCGTGGCGCCGCCGGCCTTGCCCGCGTAGGCGTCGACGTCGATCCCGACAATGTCGCGGGGCAGTCGCAACGCGATGTTCCCGCCGCCCTCGTCGCGCTTGCTGGTCTCGCACCACGCCTGAACGTCGGCCGTGGAGGGCCACGCACCGCCGTGCCCGGTCCAGCCGCTGAGCTGCAGCTTCTTGGTCCGGTACGGAGTGGGGAGAACTCCGACCCAGCCCGCAGCGCGGTAGGTGTGGGCGGCGTCGCGGTACGGAGTGGGGAGCTCCACCGTCGCGTCGTCCTTCCCTGGTAGTTGCACGTGCCCCGCCACGCCTTGCTGCGCGGACGGCCGGCTCGATCCCGGCACGGGGCTGCCTTGCAGGTGGAGCGAACGAAGCTCAGGACGTCGGCGGCGGGAACATCTGCCACGCCACCGCGGGCGCGACGTTGGCGGCCTGGAGGCCGGCGAGCTGCTCGGGCGTGAGGTGCGGCGGGTAGGGAAGCTCGGCGGCGGCATTCGGCTGTGCAGCTGCGGCCTGTGCAGCTGCGGCCTGCGCGGGCTGCTGCTCGGGCGCGATGAACGCCGAAGCGGCGGCGGTGTACTCCGCCGAGTGCAGCCAGGCGCCGTCGAGACCCTTCTTCTTCGGCTCGTCGCGGCCGACGCGCGTCACGAACAGCGTTCCGCCGACCTCGAGCCCCGGCGCACCGGCGGCGCGGATCGCCTCACGCAGCACCTTCTGCAGGTTGCCCTTGACGTAGAACCGTCGGCGGCCGTCGTCCTCGGCGTTGGCCGGGTCGCGCAGGTCGGTCTGCACGGTGACGACGAGGTGCTGACGCGGGCTCCCGTCGTCCCAGGTGAGCAGCGCTCCGGAGTCGAAGTCGGTCTGCTGGCGCAGCTCGGGGCGCTCGACGATCTGCCCGCCGCGGCGGGTGCCGATGGGGTCGTTCTTGGTGAACGCGGACGGGATGGATTCGCCGCCCATGAGGAACTGCTGCTCGGGCGTGAGTGCGCTGGTCATGTCTGCGGTGCTCCTGTGTATGCGGTTGGTCGAGTCAGGCAACGAGGTCGTTCAACGTGCTCCGCTTGGAGTCGCGCTTGGCGATCCACGCGGCATCGCCCGGGCATCCCGTGGCGAGGTCTGTGGTGTGGGGCTGGAAGAACTGGCAGCCCTGGCAGTAGTGCTCGGTCGTCGGCTGCATGCGGGCCGCGTCAGGGCCGAGCGCGTCGACCATCTGCGCGATGCCGCCAGCGCGGGCCAGGGCGTTGACCGCGATCGCTTCGTCGTAGGGCTCGTGGGTCCAGATCGCGTCCTCCAGCTCGCCTGCAGCTGGGAGCCGGAGGATCCCGACGTGCGCGACGGGGAACCCGGCGTTGGCGGCGCCGCGGCCGTAGAGGTGCTTCTGGACGCGGTAGGTCGGGTTGCGCTCCGGGCCGCCGGCCGCGGTCTTGTGCGCCTTCATCTGCGTGGGGCCGGGGACCTTGAGGTCGATCACCGTGGCGGTGAGGACGTCGAGCGCGTCGAGGGTGCCGAACACGGGGCGCCCGGCGCAGAGGTCGCCGACGTAGACGGTCACGTCGGTGAGGTAGCGGACGCCGTGGGTCTCGTTGTGCCGGTGCAGCCACGCGGAGAAGTGCTCGTGGACGGCGGTACCGACGGCGGGCCGCCATGGGGTCTTCCGCTCGCGCCTCGGGGCGCCGGCGAAGAACAGGGCCAGCCAGCGGTTGCAGGGGTGCCCGATCTCGGACGGCCCGATCTCTGCCTGCAGGGAGCGCGGGTGTGCTGCGACGGCTTCGGCCACGGCGGTGAGCAGGTCGTCGCGCAGCGGGGCGGGGTCGGCGCCGTTGTTGGTCGCTTCGTCGGCCCACGGCGTGAGGTCGGGGCAGTCGTCGAGGGTGCGGGATGGCGTGTCCACCGCGACCGGCGCGGCAGCCTGGGCGCGGGCTCGTGCGCCGGCGTCGACGAGGTGGTCGGTGGAGTCGGTGGCGATGCCGTTGACCCAGTCCTCGATCTCGGAGTGGTTCTCACCGAGCACGGCGACCTCCGCCCCCGCTGCAGTCGCAGCACGTGATCCGGGCGATGGGCGGCCCGCCGGGGTGCTGCCCGCGGCTGCGGTGCATGTCGGCGGAGTCGAGGACGGCTCCGCAGGCGCAGGCGAGCATGGCGACGCCGGGCGGGGGCGGCTCGATCCCGGCGGGCTCGTCGGGCTGGTCGGTCTCGGGAGCGGTCACGACGCGTCCGGCCGGTGCACGAGATCGAGCGGACCGTGCGCGGTGAGCAGGTGCGCCCAGTGGAGCTGGTTCAGTTGGCCGCTGCACTGCGCAGGGAACCAGCCGTCGCTGGTGCTGAACAGCGGTCGTCGCCGCTGCCACGCCGTGCCGCAGCTGTCGACCACGACGCTGCCGATAGGCGGCTGCTCGGGGACGTCGACGCTGATGCGCTCCATCACGACGTGCCGTCCGCGAACTTGCGCGTACCGCCGTCGGCGAACGACCCGGTGCGCGGGGTGGGGCGGGGGCCGGGCTGGGCGGCGACGGCGCGGTACCCCGCCCGCAGGACGTGCAGGGCCAAGCGCCGGTAGGTGTCGCGGCCCTCATCGGCCAGTGCGTCCCAGGCGGGCAGGTCGTCGAACCTCTGGTCACCGGCGTTGAGCACTCGCGCGAGGGCCTCGACGTCGTCGATGGTCACCTTCTTCGCCGGGGCGAACGTGCCCAGCGCCCCGACGGCGGCGAGCTGCTCGGCGACGTGGCGCGGGTGGTGCCTCCCCGGCCATCCGCATCGGCACTTCCCGGTGACGCTCGGCCCTTCCCAGGTGTGGGCCAGGATCGTCGTCGCCGCCCCCTCGATCGCCGCCTGCCGGTCCCGCTGCCCGACCTCGTCGCCGAGGCGCTCGGCGGTGGCGACGAGGTCGGCGTCGGCGTCGTTCGGCCAGACGGCGTGGACCTTCCCGCCCCCGGCGACGCGCTGGCCGCGGTGGTCGCGGTTGCGCGTGCAGCCGTAGCCGTCGGAGCTGGCGGCCTCGCAGCACGGCGTGCCGTCTGCCCAGCGCGTCGGGTCCGCGTCTCCGACCTTCGCCGCGTCGGCCGGGTCGGCCGCACCGGACGGGTGCCGCTGCATCGCGGCTGCGAGCGCGCCGTCGGCGGCCTGCTGCTCCGCGTCGACACCACGCCGCGCGCGGTAGGCGCTCGTGGCCGCGTCCCAGGACTCCCGTCCACCGAACTGGCCGCCGTCGGGGTGGTGGTGCGGAGGCTGGTGTCCGGCACCGAGGGCGCAGGTCTCGATCGCGCCGGTGTCGCACACGCCGTGCTGGGCGGTCAGCTCGGCGCGCATCCGGGCGACGAGGTTCCGCAGCGCGCCGATCGTCGCCGACGCCTTGCCATACATGCGGTTCCGCCACCGCAGCTCCGCATCCAGGGCGCCGTACCGCACCTGCAGCTCCAGCAGCGCCGCCCGCGCGGACTGCTCGGCGCGCGCCTCCTGGTCGAGCCACCGCTGCGTGTCGGCGGTGACGGGGTCGGGCTTGGGCCAGGGCCAGCCGAGGAGTCCGAAGGTCACGACGCCACCTCCACCCACGGGCCGGTGCGCACCTCGCGACGGACCAGGGGCCTACCTGACGCGGCCGCCTGGTGTCGCGCGTCGCGCTCGCCGTCGCGGGCATTCCAGGTCTCGCCGTTGCGGGAGCGGACACCCCACTCGGTGCGCGCGTCGCCCGCTTCGAGTTCGGCCACCAGGCGTGCGAGCCGGGTGATCTCTCGCTGCATCTCCTGCGCCGTGGCGCGCCAGTCGACGTCGCTCGGGTCGATCTCGTCCAGGTACGTCTCGGCCATCAGGCACCCCCGCCCAGCAGCCGTGCCAGCAGTCCGGGCGTCGGCGTCTTCGCGCCCGCCCCGAGCCGCACCGGCCGGCGCGCGAGGTCGACTCCGGCGATGGCGGCGACGTGGACGGACCCGGTGCGTCCGGCGCGGTGGCGACCGGACGGCTTGGTGTCGGAGGGGATCCAGCCGCCGCGGGCCCGCTCGCGCTCGGCGTGGGTGCGGTCGAGGGCCTCGCGCAGGTTCGCGGGCGGGGTCGTGGGGATCTCGCCGGTGGGCGGGTTCTCGTGGAGAATCGAGGTGGTCATCAGGGGCTCTTCCTGGTGGTCGGGGCGGCTCGGCGCTCGCGGCGCCGGGTCGCCTACTTCGTGGGGGTGGTGGCGACGGGGCGCGAGACGCGGCCGTCGGTCAGCTCGGCGGCGATGCGCCAGAGGTCGCGCAGCTCGTGACCGCCCCAGAACAGGCCGTCCTCGCCGGCCGCGTCCTCGAAGTCGAGGCCGAGCAGCGTGGCCGCCAACTCGCCGATGGTCTGGTCCGTCCCGGCCACACCCGCGGTCGTGACGGTGGTCGCCGACGCACCGAACGCGGTCGGCCAGTCGACCTCGTGGCCGGACAGGACAACGGTGTGCCCGGCAAGGCAGTAGGCGGTGCCGCACTCGGTGCGTACCGCCCAGTTGCCCTGGTCGTGCTCGTCGGGGTGCTCGGTGATGTAGGTCAGGACCCGCCGCAGCAGGTCCTCGTTGACGCCGGTCGTGGCGGGCGCGCTCACGACGCCCGCGCCGTGGGCTCGGCGGCGTCGTCCAGCAGGTCGACGACGGACACGTCGAGCAGCCCCGACACGGTGTGCAGCTCGCTGATCCGCCACTCCTGCACGCCGCGCACGCGGCGGCTCACGGACTCCTGGCTGATGCCGAGAGCGGCGGCGACCTTCTCCTGGGTGATGCGCTTCTCCGCCATCAGCTGACGGACTCGATCCGCCAGCGGGGGAGCCGGTGCTGGTTGCATGGGACGTTTCTAGTCATCTCATGACTTAAATGCAACCCCATGAGTGTGGTTGGTTCGTAGCCGTTGACCGTCTAGGCGGGACGTGCCTAGAGTTGTGCCGTACGACTGACCAGAGGAGACGCAGCCATGACCGCCGCCGCGCCGATCACCCACGACGACGACTCCGGCACCACCCTGCGCCAGTACGTCGCCGACGAAGTCCGGGCATGGCTCGGCCGACGCCGGATCTCCGGCGCCCAGCTCGCCCGGGAAATGGGCAAGTCGCAGACCTTCGTCGCGCGTCGGCTCGACGGCCGACAGGCATTCGACGTGGACGACTTGGAATTGGTCGCGCGCGTTCTCCGGATTTCCGTGAGCGATCTGATGCCGCGACCTAATCCACAGTATCCCGGCCATGAGCTACAGCTGGTAGTGAACGAAGCCCAGGTCAGCGAACCTTCCGAGAGCCCCGCGCCCAACCTTGTAGCGGTCAACGGAATGTGCGATCAGAGCAAAGTCGGGGTCACCCATCGGGTGTCGCCCAGCCGGACTAGCCACCTTCCGCTAATCGCCTGAATTGCGCAGTCTGTAGCCGCTCGATTACTCGGAGACTTAGGCATGGACTCACGACCTCTCACCGAACGTGATCGGCGCATCATCCGACTCCACCTCGACTGGCTCGGGCGCAGCGGCGCGACCGAGCGCACCCTGCACCACCGAGGCGAGAACCTCCGCCGCCTCGCCGCACGACTCCCCGTCGAGCTACTCGACGCCACCCGCGAGCACCTCGACAACTGGCAGTTCGGGCTGTTCCAGACGATCGCCATGACCAGCGTCGCCACCTACAGCAGCCACGCCCGGATGTTCTACGCCTGGGCCGTCGACGCCGGCCACCTCGACAGCGACCCCGCGGCCCGACTCCCCCGCCCGAAGATCCCCAAGCGCCACGCGCGCCCCATTCCCGAGAAGGACCTCGACGTCCTCCTGGCCGTCGCCCCCGAACCACTCAGGACGTGGCTGATGCTGGCCGGGTACATGGGCCTGCGCGCCCACGAGATCGCGCAGATCACCCGCGAGGACGTCACCGAACGCGCGGGCCGGCTCTACCTCTCCGGCATCGGGAAGGGCCGCAAGTCGTTCGGCATGGCGGTCCCCCGCCATGTCGAGCCGTTCCTGCGGGCGCACCTGACGGGCAGGCCGGGGCCGCTGTGGCGCACGGCCACCGGCATGAAGGTCGGCTCGAAGCAGGCGACCATGGCCGCGTCGGCGCTGATGCGCGACCTGGACATGCCCTACACGCTGCACTCCCTACGACACCGGTTCGGGACCAGGTTGTGGGACGAGACCCGCGACATGTTGATCGTGCAGCAGGCGATGCGCCACAGCTCCCCGGACACCACACGGATCTACATCGCCACGACCGACGGTGAGGCGGCAGCCGCGATGGACCGATTGTCGACGACGCTGCGGCCGAAGCGGGCACGGCGTCGGCCGAGCCCGGGGACGGAGGCTGCGTGATGTCATGGATCCTGCCGCCGGTGGAGCGAGGGGTTGCGCAGCTGCTCGCGGAGCCGCTCCAGATCCCACCGCATGTGCCCGCCAGGGGTTCGATGGTCGGGCTCGATGAGTCCCTTCTCGACCCACATCTGCATGGCGCGTCGCGAGACGCCAAGCGCGGCGGCGGCCTGTCCGGTCGTGACGTAAGGCATGTGGGCGCACGGTGGAGCACGGCGTGCGCGATCTTCCGCGTTCGTGCGCGATTTTCACAGATGTGCGTACTTCGTGGCGGCCGGGCGAGGAAGCCCGACCGTCGCGTGAGGCGCGAGACGGCAGGCCGACCGGCCTGACGTAGGCGGGCCCGGGCGAGGCGCTGGAACGCCTGCCCGGGCCCTTGGTCAGCCACCGGAGGGCCGACCCATGGATCACCGTAACCCGCCCCTGCGCTGGAACACCTTCACCGAGGTGCTGTCCTTCATGCCCGACGTCATCGGCCGCATGCTGGCCGCGCACACCCCCGCGGCGAGCGGCCGGTGCCGGTGCTGCACCGAGGGCGGCACGGGCGTGCCGCACGCCCCGTGGCCGTGCCCGCCGCACGAGCTGGCAGCGGCGGCCGACCGCATCGCCCGCGCGCGGGAACGGGCGGAGCGGCTGCGCAGGGAGCGCGCGGGGTGAGCTGCGCGCAGGTGGAGTGCCGGCGGCGGGCCGACGTGGTCGTGGACTGCGGCGAGGGGTTGCTGGTGCTGTGGTGTGGGCGGTGCGCGGTGGTGGCGTTGGCGCGGGACTCGCGGTGGCGGATCGCGCTGGTGCTCGACGGCTCACCGGATGTGACGATCCGGCCACGGGGCGCGTAACGCGCAGGTCGGGCGTGCGAATCTCCTGGTATGCGCCGCACCGCTGCCGTCCTCGCCCTGCTCGCGCTCACGCTGGCGGGGTGCGGTGGCCGAACGCCCGCCGAGGAGGCGTTCCTGGCCGACCTGCAGGAGCGCAGCTCCATGATCGAGCTGCCCGACCCGGACGGCGACCTACGGGACGGCCACGAGGTGTGCGAGGTGCTGGCGGCCACCAAGCCGGACGAGCGCTACACCACGAGCGGGATCCTGGGAGACCGGATGTTCGGCTTCACCATCGTGTTCGCCGCGCAGGAGCACCCCTGCCCCGAGGTCGACGTGCCGAGCCCGTTCTAGTCCGAGCTGAGCGGGCGCTTCGCCCACCGGCTGACCGTCGCCTCGTGAACGCCGAGGCGCTCCCCGATGGCGGCGAACGTCCAGCCGCGCGCGTTCAGGCAGCGGACGACGCGAGCCAGGTTCACGGGTCCGCCCTGTAGGGCAGCGCCGAGCGCGAGAAGCCGTTCGTCGTCCATCTCGTCGAGATCGGTCTCCCCGTTCATGAGACGGACCAGCGCATCGATCACCTCGGAGTTCAGGTCCGCCACGCGACGGATCGTAGGGCACGCCTTGCGACTTGCACTGCTGCAAGCCGCAAGGGCACACTAGGCCTCCAACTTGCAGCCCTGCAAGTTCCGAGACGGAGGCCGATCATCATGCTGACGACCCTGCTCATCCTCGCCGTACTCCTGACGCTCAGCCTCGCCGCCTACGCCACCCTCCACCTGCGCCACCTGGAGCACGCCCTGCGCGGGCAGGGCCTGGAGATCGGCGCGCTGTGCGAGCGCGTCGGGGTGACCGACCAGGACGTCGACGCCTACCACGCCCGCATCCACCCGCGGCACGTCGAGGCGGGTGAGCGGTGATGGGCTGGGGCAGTGGCAAGCGGGGCGCGGTCGACCCCGAGCCCGACGTCAAGGTGCACCACACCGCGGGCTGCGTGCTGTGCAGCCGGACCGACCAGCACACGCACACGCAGGACGAGTGGCGCGCGATGCTCGACGCGAAGGACGGCCGGTGATGGGCTGGTTCAGCCGCTCCCACAGCGGGATGCCCGATGTCGGCCAGGGCGAGGGCTGGTCGCCGTCGTCGTGGCGCAGCGCCCCCCGCCGTCGAGTGCCGGTCTCCAAGCTGGAGGCGACGAACCGCGGCCACTACCTGAACCCGCGCACCGCGGCGAAGTACGCCCGCGGCGGGGGCGGCGACCCGTACGTCGTGGAGTCGGGCGGGCGCTACTACCTGGCCGACGGCCACCACCGTGCCGCCGCGGCTGTCGCCCGCGGGGACCGGTACATCACGGTGCGGGTGAAGCGCCCGGGTGACCGGTGACCGCGCCCACCGAGACCGGCGTCGAGCGGTGGGAGGACACCGGCCCTCTCCCGGTGATCCTCCCGGTCGGTTGGGACGACACCCCGCCGCCCGGGAGCGACGTCGTCGCCCAGTACCCGCCGCGCCAGCGCGGGAGCTTCACCCACGCCCAGGTCGCCGGGATCGACGCCCGGGTGGCGCGCGGCGCGCTGCCGTGGTGGCGACGGTGGCGGGAGCCGCGCCCGCCCACCTGGGAGGAGACGTGCCGGTGACCGGGCGCCGGGCGCTGGGCGCGCTGCTCGCCGTCGTCGCCCTGGCCGCCGCCGTGCTCTCGTTCGACGCCCTGCGCCTGCTCGCGCTGACGTGCGGGTTCGACGCCCGCCTGGCGTGGCTGCTCCCGGTTGTCGTCGACGCAGGCGCCGCCGCCGGATCGCTGGTGTGGCTCGGCCAGTGGGCGCCCGCCCCCGCCCGCCGGTTCGCCCGGGTGCTGGCGCTGCTGCTGCTCGGCGGGAGCGTCGCCGGCAACGCGCTCGGCCACGGCCTGGCGGCGTTCCGGGTGGCGGCGCCGTGGTGGGTGGTGGTGCTGGTGTCCGCCGTGGCGCCCGCCGTGCTCGGCGCCGTCGTGCACCTCGCCGTGCTGGCGTCCGGGCGGGAGCGGGAGGACGTCCCCGCCCCGCTCCCGCCCGGAGACCAGTCGGTGGGAGAACGACGTGAGGAGGTGGGTGAGGAGGTGGGCGACACCGGGCGGGAGCCGCCCACCGAGCCGCCCGCTCCCGCGAGTGACCGGGTGGGCGAGCTGCTCGCCGCGGGCGCCGGACGCCGGAGGGTCGCCCAGGCGCTCGGGATCAGTGAGCACGAGGCGCGCCAGTTGCTGGCCGGCCGGACCAACGGGGCGGCCCGGTGAACACCGACCTGCTCGTGTTCGCCATCGTCCTGGCCGCCCTGATCGTGGCCGCCTACTCGAAGCCGGGGCGCAAGGCGATCGGCGGCGTCATCTCCAAGGACCGCAAGGGCCGGACCACGCTGGTGATCTGGCCCGCCGGGAAGAAGCGGAAGAAGCGCCGATGACCGAGCCGGGTGTCGACCTGGAGAAGCGCGACCGCAGCGACGTCGTGCTCGACGGCGAGGTCGTGGAGCGGGAGCAGCGCCAGACCGTGTACGGGCGGATCATCCGGCCGCGGGCCGACGCCGTCGTCACCTACTTGGGCGCGACCGGGACCGTGGCCGTGGCGGACCGGGTGTGGCGGCGGTCGGTGCGGGTGGGGTGGACGACCGGGCAGGGGGCGCTGTCGTGGTGCCGCCGCGCCGGGCGGGCGGTCACCCACGGCGTGCTGCGCGAGCAGATCCGCCTTGCCTACCTCGCCGGGAACGCCGAGGAGCTGGCCAAGCGCGCCGAGCAGCTGGAGAAGGCCAAGAGCGCGCGGATGCAGCGGCTGCTCGAGCTGCCCCGCGCCGCGCTCGGCCTGCTCGTGCTCGCCGGTGGCGCCCTGGCGCTCGTGGTGGCGCTGCTCGTGGCAGGTGCGGGCGTCGCCCAGCTGGCGCCCGGCGGGACCGACTGGGCGGGATGGTGGGGCGGCGTCGGCGGTGTCCTGTCGCTGGCCGGCACGGTGCTGCACCTGCTCGTCGTGGTCGCGCTCCCGGTGGTCGCGCTCCCGGTGGTGCTGCTGCTGGCGTGGCTGGAGGGTCGCCGCGTCGGGGCACCACCGTTCTGGCTGCTGACCGCCGCCGACGCCGACGACCTCGTGATCGACGAGACGTCGATCGCTCGGGCGCTGGACGCGCTGCGCATCGCGCAGATCTCCGCCTACCTCAAGGCCGGCTCCCCGCTGCAGTTCCTCACCCCGGCCCGGGTCGACGGCCGCGGCACGCACGCGGTGATCCGGCTCCCGGCCGGCGTGCCCGCCGAGCGGATCGCGCGCCGGCGTGCCGACCTGGCGACCGGGCTGCACCGGCTGTCCAAGGAGGTGTGGCCGACGACCGGCTCGGAGGCCGGGATCCTCGACCTGTGGATCGCAGACAAGGGCGCGCTCGCCGAGGGCGCCGGGCCGTACCCGCTGCTCGAGGACGGCACGACGGACTTCTTCAAGGGCTTCCCGGCCGGCAAGACGCTGCGCGGGACGCCGGTGACGGCGCCGATGATGGGCCGGAACACGATCGTCGGCGGCATGCCGGAGCAGGGCAAGAGCAGTGCCGCCCGGTGCGAGGTCGCGGGGGCCGCGCTCGACCCGACCGTGGAGATCCGCATCTGGGTGCCCGACGCCAACTTCGACTTCGAGCACTTCCGGCCGCGGTGCTCCCGCTACGTGATGGGCGCCGAGGACGCCGACATCGAGCGGATCCTGGAGGACCTCCGCGAGCTTCACGCCGAGGTGCAGATCCGCGGGCAGCTGCTGGTGCGCTACGAGATCGCCGAGGTCAACCGGCACTACGCGTCGAAGAACGTGGGGCTGCACCCGATCGTGGCGCTGCTCGAGGAGGCGCACGTCGCCATGCAGCACGGCGAGCACGGTGCAGAGATCTCGCGGCTGGTCACTGACATCGTGCGGCTGGGCCGCAAGCGCGCCATCCACTTCATCGTGTCGACCCAGGCCCCGACCGCGAACTCGGTGCCGCGCGACGTCACCCGCAACTGCTCCAACGGGATCGCGTTCGCCGTCGGCGACCACGTCGCGAACGATGCCCTGCTCGGGCAGGGTGCCTACGCGGGCGGGCACCGCGCCACCGAGCTGATCCCGGGCACCGACCGCGGGACCGCGCTCGTGAAGGGCTTCGCCGGTCAGCGGTCCGAGGTCGTGCAGTTCTACTTCATCGACGTGGCGGAGGTGCCGGCGATCATCGAGCGCAGCCTGGACGCGATCGCGCGGGCCGGCCGGAAGGTGCCGGGCACCGATCCGTCGGCGGCCTCACTGCTCGTGGAGCGCGACCTGCTCGAGGACCTGGACGCGGTGCTCGGCACGGATCCGCTGCCGATCGCGGACGTGGCGTCGCTGCTGTCGGCGCACGCCCCGGGGTGGGCGCCCTACCGGTCGCTGACGGGCAAGGCGCTGCGTCAGCGGCTGGCGCAGCGGTACGGGGTGAAGGTGCCGAGCACCGGGAACCGGTGGCCGCTCGACCCGGTGGCGGTGCGGGAGGCGCTGGCGCGGCGGGCGACGAGTGATCTCGACGAAGGGCCCGACGAGGGCCCGGTTTCGGGCCTCTCTCGTGGCCTGCCGTAACTCGGCTCACTCGCGTAACTTCCGCAGGTCAGAGGCCGGGTGATCCACTGTGGGAGGCGGGTTAGGAATCTAACTCGCCGTGGTCGGTGGCTAACCCGCCAGCGGTCTCGCCTGTGGGCCGATTCAGCACGAAACTGAAAGTTCGCAGGCACGCAAGAGCGCGACAGGAAGGCTGCCGAGATGTCCTCGACGAGCACCCCGCACGGGGGTACCCGAACGCCGCGCGAAGACCTGACGGAGGACTGGCTGATGTCCCAGCGGGCCCCCTCCACGGCCGGGCCCTACCGCATCGCCATCACCGCGTTCATCGCCTGGTGCGAGCGCGAGCACGTCGACCCGCTCGTGGCGACCCGGCGCGACATCGACCGGTACCGGCACTACCTCGCGAGCCCCGGCCGGCCACGCGGGCCGCTCGGGCCGGCGTCCATCTACCGGCACCTGTCCACGATCTCGTCGTGGTACCGGTTCGGGATCCAGGACGGGCGCCTGGAGGTGAACCCCGTCGACGCGATCAAGCGCCCCCGCGTGCAGAACGAGTCGCTGTCGGAAGGCCTCACCGCGGCAGAGGCGCGCGGCTTGCTGGCCGCGTCGATCGCCGACGGGCCGCGCGCGGCAGCGCTGGTGCACCTGCTGCTCGCGACCGGCGCACGGGTGTCGGAGGTGTGCTCGGCTTCGACGTCGGACCTCGGGTGGGACGACGACGGCGCGCGGACGTTGAAGATCGTGCGGAAGGGCGGGCACCCTGCTCGGGTGCCGATCGCCCCGGCGTTCTGGCGGGTCGTGCAGGCCTACCTCGACGGCCGACCGCAAGGTGCCGAGGGGCCGTTGCTGCTGACCGAGCGAGGCGCGATGTCTCGCGGCGCGGCGTGGTCGATCGTGCACAGGCTGGCCGCCGAGGTGGCCCCACGGAAGCGGATCAGCCCGCACAGCTTGCGGCACACCGCGGCGACGATCGCGCTGGACGCGGGCCAGCCGCTGCAGGAGGTGCAGGAGATGCTCGGGCACCGGGCGCCGGCCACGACGTTGCGGTACGACCGGGCCCGGGGGACGCGCGGGCGGGCGGCTTCGCGAGCGGTGGCCGATGTGCTCACTGGCCAGCCCTGAGACGCCGAACAGCGCCCCCGCCCGGGGAAGTGGGCGGGGGCGCTGTCGCGTGCGGGGAGCGGACGTCAGGGCTGCTCGGCCGGCTGCTCCGGCTCGGCCGCGACCGGCTCGTCGACCACGGGCTCGGCCGGCGCGGTGACGTCGGGCAGGTCCGGCTTCGCCGCGAACTTCCCGGCGATGAGGTTGAGCTGCTCGCGCACCGGCTGGGCGGCGGCCAGGTCCCCGGCCTCGTCGGCGGCGGCCTCGCCCTCCAGCTCGGCGACCCGCGCACGCAGCGCGGCCTCGGACGCCAGGAGCGCGTCGACGGGGGCGGTCAGGTCGGACAGGTCCTGGGCGAGCTCGGCGAGGAAGTCGCGGTCGGCGGACATGAGGGTCTCCAGTCGGGTGAAGTGGGCGGGGATCTGCAGGACGACGGCGCGCCGGATGTCGCGGACGTCGACGCGCATGTAGGCGGTGGCCTCGCGGGTCTCGCGGAGCCAGGTGAGCCAGCGCACGTCAGCCGTCGACGGCGGCGGCCGGGGTGGGCGCGACGACCTGCGTGCGGACGAACGCGGACACGAGCGCGGTCACGAACGCCATCACTGCGCCCTGCGTCTCGGGCGGAACGGCGAGCCCGAACGCGAGCGCGCAGGCGAGGACGGCCTGCACGACGCCGAGCACGGCGGGTGCGGCCTTCTCGGCCGACACGGCGGCGGCGGTGGCGAACCCGATGACGGCGACGGCGACGGCGTTGAGCACCCCCTGCTGCTCGACGCTGAGCGGCAGCAGGGTGGAGGACAGGAGCTGGATCGCCGCGGCGATCAGGCCCAGGATCAGGGACGGCTCACGGCCGAAGATCTTCACAGCGTCTCCTTGGCGGTCAGGTGCAGGGGGCCCAGGTCGGCGAGTGCCTCCCGGATCAGGGCGCGGACCTGGTCCGCGGTGGTGGCGGTGCCGCCGATCGCGCCCTTGGCGATGGCGTCGAGCTTCTGGTGCAGCGACGCGAGGTTGCCGTGGACCTGGCGCACCTCGACGTTGCCGCGGCGGGCGTAGTCGACGAGGGTCAGCGCCTCGCCGGTGCCGCCGCCCCAGCCGGGCCAGGCGTGGGTGAGCTGCAGGTGGATGGCGCGCAGCATGGCGTCCTGCTCGGGGGTCACGTCGTCCTCCGGGGTCGGTGCGGGCCGCGCGGGCGCGGTCGTAGCGGATGCGGTGGCCAGCCCCCACGGGGCGGTCGAGTCGAACCCGGCACGGTTGCGGGAGAACGACACGTGCAGATGGGAGGTGTGCGGGTTGGACCCCGTGTAGGTCTTCCATCCGCGCCAGTCCGGGGTGGTGATGCGCCGGTTGAAGATGACGTAGCCGCCGCCGGTGAGCCGCGGGTCGCCGGCCTCGCCGCGGCGTCGGAGCCACTCGGCGAGCCAGGGGGCGTCGATGCCGTCCTTGTCGACGTCGCGGGCCCGGACGACGCCGACCTTGTCGACGACGATCCACGGGTTGTGGTCCGAGGTCCGGGTGGCGTGGGCGGCGTCGCCGATGGTCCCGTCGGAGGTCTTGTCCCGGCCAGGCCACCGGCGGTTGATCTCGTCGACGAGCACCGCGGAGGCCTTGCAGTTCCGCCAGGCCATCAGGGCGCTCCGGGCGGGTCGGCGTCTTCGCCTGCGAACGCCCACGGGTCGGAGTGGTCCTGCTGTCCGGCAGTGAGAGCGTGCGGCTCGGGCTCGGGCCGCACCCAGTCCTCCGCGCCGCCGTACCGCACGGTGGCGGGCAACATCGTCGTGGCCGGGTCGGTCCCGACCGCACCGGCGGGCACGTCGTCCATGAGCCGCTCGTCGGCGAGGCGCCGGTATATCCACGGGTCGGTCATCGCTGCACCTCTCTTCGCCACGTCGCCATGAGCTGGGCCACCTGGTCGGCGTCGGGCGGGGTCGCCCCCGCGATCAGGTCGTCGAGGAGCTGGTCGTCGGCGGCGACGTCAGCGGGGTCGTCGTGGGGCATTGCGCACTCCTTCGGGGACGACGCGGGGGCCGGGGATGCGCACGATGCGGTGCCGCAGCGGCGGCAGGGCCGTGGCGGTGCGGGAGTACGGGGCGAGCGCGACCGCGAGCCGCAGCGCGGACACCTCCCCGCGGGCTGCGGCCAGCTCGCGGCGCAGCATGGCGATCTCGGCGCGCATCGCGGTGCGCTGCTGCAGGTGCGCCAGGGCGCGCCGGACGTGGACGGTGGGGTCGGCCATGGCTCCTCCGGTCAGGACAGCAGGGTCAGGCCCATCGCGGGCGGGTCGTCGCCGCTGGCGGCGGTGCAGGTGTAGGTGGCGGCGTCGTCGGGGCTGCCGGGGTCGCGGGTGCAGGTCTGCTGGTCCCCGTCGCCGTCGACGAAGGTGAATCCGGCGGGCGGCGGGCCGACCGCCCCGGGTGTGCCGTCCTGGCCGGGCGCCCCGTCAGCTCCGTCGGTGCCGGGCACACCGGGTGTGCCCGGCATCCCCGCCGGCCCCGGGACCGTCGAGTCCGCACCGGGCGCGCCGGGGGCGCCGGGCGGGCCCGGCACCGTCGAGTCGGCGCCTGGCCGTCCGGGCGGACCAGGTGGGCCGGGAGCCCCGGGCACAGGGGGCACCGGGTCGGCGATCACACCGCGGGCGTCGTCGCAGATCCGCCCCTGCAGCTGCCCGGTGTCGCACTCGGCGAGGATCTGCTGCGACAGCGACAGGGCCTGCGCTCCCGCCTCGTCGCGCTCGTCCTCGACGGCGCTGCCGCGGGTGGCGAGCGCCCACACGCCGATCCCGATCAGCAGGGCGACCAGCAGCAGCAGGGCCCGTCCGCGGTCGGTGCGCTCACGGCCCTCCGGCGGCGTGTCGGGCACCTCCGACAGCATCCGGTCCACCCTCGGTGCCGGGTCCAGGCGGTGCGCCGGGCTCGACCTCGTCGGGCTCGTCATCGTGGACCGCCCGCAGTGCCCGTGGCCGTCGCGGCGCGGGCTCGCCGCGGGAGGTCCACCCGCGTCGCTCCAGTGCGAAGACGTGCACGTCGAACTCCTGCACGAGCGCGCGCAGCTTCCTGATCTCGGCGCGCTGCTTGCGGGACTCCCGCGAGTAGTAGGCGGTCACGGCCGGGATGGCGAGTAGCAGCGCCCCGACGACTCCGCCGAGGATCGTGAAGTCCACGCACAGCTCCCCCTATCGAGCGGTCTACGACTGGGTGCGCCACGGCGTGGTCACCGGCTCAGGCCGGGCGTCGTGGGCTGCGGCGGCGCGTCCGGGGGCACCGGCTTCTCCGGCGGCTTGAGCCGGACCGGGCGGTGCTGCGGCTGGAGCTTCGCGTCGAGCGCGACGGTGGCGGCGGCGTAGTCCTCGCCGGGCTCCTCGACGACCAGCCACACCTTCGGGCAGCGGCGGCACGTGATGTGCGCCTGCTGTCCGTCTGGTCCGAGTACCCGCGCCCCGCCGTCGGCCGAGTCGAACCGCAGCGCGTTCTCATAGGCCAGCAGGTGGCCCTTCTCGCGGCAATCCTGCTCGTAGACCGCTGCCCGCATCTCCGGGGTGACCTCCACGAGGGTTCCCTCCTATGTCCAGATGAGGTGATTGACCGCCAGGCTCGACTGCCGGATATCGACCGCCGCACCGGATCCGACCGTCGACTCGTTGATCGTGTGCGTGTGATTGCCACTCAGCTCCACGCCACCGGAGTGCGAGTGGTCGCCCCGAGTCACTCCAGCGCTGTCGAACGCCGCCAGTCCGAGCCCGCCTGCCTGCGCCTGCGCACCGAACGCCGCACCAGGAAAGTGTCCGCTGTGTCCGCCGCCGCCTGACGTCGTGAACTCGTGGCCGTGGTTGCCGATCGCGACCGCCGAGACGTTGTGGTCGTGCGCGGGCAGGTTCGCCACGGTCAGCGTGCGGGTGTCGGACCCGACCGCCTGCCCCACCGTCTCCCCCGCCGCCGCCCCGCGCAGCACCTTCCCGCGGGTGTCCGGCAGCGTGAACGTCGTCGAGCCGTCACCCGGGCCGAACCCGCCCGCGCTGGTGTCCTGCACCCACTGCCACAGCCGGGCGTACGTCGTGCGCGACACCGTCTGCCCCTGCAGCAGCAGCGTGCCAGGCGGGGCGACCGTCGCCAGGGTCTCGAACATCGTGCCCGTCGGCATCGTGGGCAGGCGGGCGAGCACGGTCGATTTGAAGTCCTCGTGCTCCGCGCGCAGGGCCGCGAGCTCGGCGGCGGCGTCGTTGAGCGGGCGATCCTCAGCCATCTACACCAGCTCCAGATCCACCGACTCGACACCGGTCTCCGTCACCTGCACCGTGCGCTTGCGGATCCGGTACGCCCCGGTCAGGCCCAGCTGATCCGTGCCCAGCTCGAGCTGCACCGTGTCCCCGACGTCGTAGGCGCCCAGGTCGGCGTCCGGGGTGACCCGCATCTGCGGCCCCGGGACGATCAGGGCGTGCGAGCGGGCGGCGAGCAGGGCGCGCACGTGGTCGTCGAGGGTCGCCTGCTCGGAGACGTCCTGCCACGACCCCATCGCCGCCGACAGGCCGAAGCTCGCCGCCAGCTCGGCGTTCACCTGGAACGACGACAGCCCGCCGTCCGACCCCGCCGACGAGGATGTGCCGAACGCCAGCGACGCCAGATCGCCGGGCGCCACCGAGCACATCACGTCCGGGCTGGCGATGACCCGACGATCCAGCACCACCGCCGACGGGCCCGACGACCGGTCCACCCCCTTGAACGGGTGCCACAGCTGCAGCTGCCGGGTGGTCGGGTCGATTTCCGCGTCGAAGCCGCCGTCGACCGCGCCCAGCTCCTCGATCCGCTGCGCCACCTTGTGCTGCTCGTTGCGCACATACGACCGGTCGCGCAGCCGCCCCGACGCGGAGACCCGCGAGGTGTCGATGCCGTAGTGGCCGTGGCCGTAGGAGCTGTTCTGCCACTGGTCGATCAGCGCGGCCGCGATCAGGTGCTGGTCGACCTGGTCGAACCGCATGTCGGCGAGCACGATCATCCGCTGCGTGTAGCTGAGCAGCCCGCCCGCGACGAGCTCCACGTCGGGGCCGCGGCGGTGCCACCCGGCGAGCGGGCCCGCGGCCACGATCTGCCCGTCACGCAGCAGCCGCAGCTCGGTGGCCTGCCGGTCCGGGCCGAGCAGGCGCTGCGCCACCAGGTCGGAGATGGACGCGACCTGCACCGTGGCGGTCAGCTCCTGCGGCCGGCTGAGCACGTCGGCGTAGCGCAGGCCGTTCCACTTGATCCGGTCCACGACGATCAGCGCGGGAGGGCCGGACTGCTGCGGGATCCGGGCGATGCACTGCAGCTCGTAGCCGGACTGCGTGGTGTCAACGAGCCCGGCCAGGCGCGCCAGGTCGATCGTGACGCTGAACGACGGCTCGCCGAACGCCTCGGCGGTGGGGATCCCGGTCGGGGAGACGGTGACCGGGCCGGCCGTGAGGACGGCCACCCCGAACGCTTCGGCACTGGGGATGCCGGCCGGGTAGAGCCGCATCGACACCGACGGCGACCCGAAGGCCTCGCCCGAGGCGATACCGGCCGGTGAGACGGTGACCGCCCCCGCGGCCAGGACCGTGACGCCGAAGGCCTCCGCGGACGGGATGCCGGTGACCGTGACAGTGACCGCGCCGACGACGACGGCCGGAGTGCCGAACGCCTCCGCGGACACGATGCCGGTCGGGCTGATCACGTTCGCGACGCTCGGCGTGCCGAACGCTTCCATGCTCGGGATCCCGGCCGGGAGCAGCGTGACCGCGCCAGGCGTGACCGTCGGCGTGCCGAACGCCTCCGCCGACGGGATGCCGGTCGGGGACACGAGCCCGCCGACGACGACCGTCGGGGACCCGAACGCCTCCGCCGACGCGATGGCGGTCGGGTAGATCGTGAGGTTCACCTGCGGCAAGCCGAACGCCTCGGCGGTGGGGATCCCGGAGGGCGCGACCGCTACCAGCCCCGGCGTCACGACCGGCGTGCCGAAGGCCTCCGCCGACGCGATCGACGGCACTGTCACCTGCTGCGCGCTCGACATCGGGCGCAGCGCCACGGTGATCGCCACCCAGGCGGCCGTGCCGAACCCGAAGTCGTCGTCGACGGCCAGCGCGTTCGAGCCGGTCGCCCCCGCCGCCCCCAGCGCCTTGCGTGTCGCGGCGAGCGCGCCGTCCGAACCGACCGTCGTGATGTAGCTGCCGCCGCCGTAGCTGAGCGTGAAGCCGTTGGTCGGGGTCGCGAACCCGGTGCCGCCGCCGTTGTCGGCGTTCGCGAAGAACGACACCGCGTAGGCGTCGTCGGTCGAGGTCGTGACGGACGGGGCGGTCGCCGTGGTCGTGGTCCCGGTCGCGGCGGCAGGAGTAGTGACGTCCAGCGGCGTGGAGGTGTCGACGCCGCGGAAGGCGCTGATCACACCGTAGAACCCGCTGGTGCCACCCCCGGTCCACGCGCCGGAGGTGTCGCCCGAGGTGAAGGTGCGCCACCACACCGACAGCCGACCGGTGCTGGTGCCGAGCTGGATCTGGGTCCACCCCTGGCCGGACGGGGGTGTCGGGGTGGCGCCCGCCCGGGAGTACATGTGGGCGAGCAGCACGTCATCGGTGGCCAGGCCCGCCGGGTGGGCCGGCGTGACCGACGCCGTCGAGCTGGTGGCGAGCGCGCTCGCGCCGACGAAGCTGATCGCCACGAGTCAGCCCTCCACCCCCACTACGGTCACGATCAGAGCCGGAAGATGCGCAGCGACCCGTTGTCCCAGGCCACGTTGATGTCGCCCGAGTTCGGCTGCACCGGCAGTCCGGTGGCCGAGTCGATGTAGGCGATCAGCTGCGACGTCGCCGCCGAACCGGAGTCCTTGTAGATCACCAGCGCCTCGGACAGGTCACCGGTCGCGCCGGTGAACACCGGGTCGTCGGCGTCCGCGACACCGGCAGTGGCGTCCTTGCCCGTCAGGTTCGCCGAGGTCGCCACCCGCGCGCCCGACGGGATGTCGTCGAGGAAGTCGTGCGTCGCCAGGTTCACCGTGTAGTCGGCGGCGTCGACCAGGACGACCTTGATGTTGTCGGCCAGCCAGTCGATGTCGCCGGTCAGAAATGCGTTCCGCCCGGAGTCATAGAGCGCATTCGCCATGTCGTCGTGCTCCTTATGCCGTGGATGTGTCGCTGTAATCGAGGTGGGCGGCGACCGCGGCGCCCGGCGGGGTGGTGCGCAGATAGATCGCGTTGACGCCGGGAGCCAGGTAGAACGGGGTGCGGGGCGGCTGCCACATGCCGTAGGCGTTCTGCCCGTTCAGCGTCACGACCGGCCTGCTCGCCGCGGTCACGTCCGCTGGCATGTCCCCGACGAGCTGCCCGCCGCCGGGCGGGATCGCGCCGACGGTCGCGAACGCGGAGCCGGTGGTGGCGTTGACCATCTCGACGCCGGTCACCTCGACGACGTCGCGGTTGTCGAAGCGGACCCTCGGGTAGGCGCGGCCGTTGCCGGCGTTGATCGCCGACACCACCGTCACCTCGGTCGCGCCGGCCGGGGTGACCGGCACCGCCACCGACCGGGCCTGCGCCCCGTAGATCCGCGGGTCCGACGCCAGCAGCGCCAGCGTCTGCGAGCGGAGCAGCAGCTGCACCGCGTCCAGCTCGTCCGACAGCGCGACGGGCCGGCACCGCACGAACTGCAGCGGGCGGCCCGGGCGCCGAAAGAGCAGCTCGAAGTCGTCGTCGCGGCGTGGGGTGAGCGCGGCGACCAGGTCCTGCGTGAGCTGCTCCAGCACCTCGTCGTTGTCGTCGTCCCAGTTCAGCTCGATCAGGATCTGCCGGGACGACTGCAGGTCGACGCCGCGGGCCGCGCCGTCACCCAGCGGGAACTCCCCGTCGGAGGTGCGCACGTCGTGCCCACCCAGGCCGGTGACCTTGCCGATCCGGTAGGAGGTGCCCGGACCGATCAGCAGCCCGCTCGGCCCGCCGAGGCGCATCTGCAGGTTCCCGGGCCCGATCCACGCCGACCCGCCGTCGAAGGTGACCGCGTCCGGCATGCCGGTCGAGGTCATCGGGCCGAACACGTTCAGCTCGGCGCTGCCGCCGGTGAACGTGGCGGCGTCGGGCAGGTCCAGCGAGGTCATCAGGGCCGGGCCGAGGCTGCCGCCCCTGAACGTGACGACCGCGGCGACCCAGTCGCGCGACGTCGACAGGTTGCCGCGGAGCTCCCAGCTGGTCGCCGTCGTCGGCAGGGCCAGGTGCGCGGACAGGCGGGAACGCTGATTGTCGGAGTCGTAGCGGTCACCGATCGGGGCCGGCTGCTCCACGAGCTTCGCCAGCCCGCCGGAGAACCCGCCCTGCGTCGTCGACGAGTACCGCGACGCGATGAATCCCAGCACGGCCTCGTCGGCCTGGGCCAGGGTCCCCGTCAGCCCGGACCGCGGCTGGTTGGACCGACCCGACTGCACCGTGATCCGGTCCAGGGCGGAGCCCTGCGCGGCCCCGGTGATCTCGAACAGCATGATCTGTGAGCTGCGGTTGGAGCCGTTCACCACCCAGGCGCCGGTGATCGAGGGCGCGTTCTCCCACCGCCACACCGCCAGGGTGATCTCGCCGTCCTGCGTACGGCGGAACACCGGCCAGCCGAACCCGGGCGGCGCGGTCAGCGAGTAGGTGCGCTCGTCGTCGTGGTTGGCCAACGACACCAGCACCAGCAGGCTCCCCTGCAGGGTGCGCTGCCCGAGCTGCACCGACGCCGTGCTCGGCTTCGTCGGCCCGGTGCCCTTGCCGTTGGCCGCGTACTGCCGCAGGTCCACGTCAGGACCCGCCGGCGGGGATCTCCAGGGTGCCCAGGGGGACCTCGACCGGGCTGTTCCCGGAGCGGGCGCTGATCGGCACGTTCAGCGGGACCGTCCACCGCGGGGTGCCGCCGGTCGCGGCGGTGAAGAACCCGATCTCGACGAACACGCCCCACGTCCCGGTCGGGTTGGGGAACTCGATGTCGGTGCCGTTGGTCTTCGTGGTGCGCCCGCCGGCGGTCGCCGCGGCCGGGAAGTTCGCGGCGTTGTTGGTCTTGGCCGACCGCGCGTAGGACCCGACGCCGATGGTCGGCTCGGTGAAGCCGGACCCGTCAGCACTCGACGGCGTCGTCGACCCGCCCACGTACCACGTCGCGGGCGAACCGGACCCGAACCGAGAGTCGAGCAGCGTGCGGAGCTCGTCGTGCTTGGCGCCCACGGGCGAACCTCCAGGGGGGTGACGTGCAGGGGACAGCGGGCGGTGGTCAGCTGGGCATGCGCATACGCCACTGCGCGGCGCGCGCCACCTCGACCGGGTCGGCCGCGGAGCTGGTGACAGTGATCGGGCGGGCCTCACGCACAGCAGCGGCAAGGTCCCCGAACTGAGCGCGTAGCGCCCCCACCTCGGAGCGGAGCTGACCGTTCGCGGACAGCACCGCCGCGGCGATCGGGGCCGTCGATACCTGCGTGCCGCGGCGTACGTCCATGCCCTGACGGAGGCCAGCCACAACCGCGGTGGCCGCGACTGGGCTGCTCGCGGCGGCGCTACCGATGCCGCGCGGAAGTAGGCCGAACCCCATGCGTTGGGCTGTAAGCCCCAAGATCGACACCGATCGCGGTGAGGAGTTGACCGGGATGAACGCCTCGTCGCCCTGCATCCGGTCGCCGATGATCCGCAGCTGCCTGGCGGGCACCACCTCGGCGCGGGCCGCGGACATCCACCGCATCCCGCCCGAGGCGTAGGCGGTGGCGTAGGCGCCACGGGCCCGGGGTACCGCGTAGGCGCCGAGCGCGCGTTCGGGGATGACCTTCTTCCCGACCCCGGTCGACAGGCCGCCGACGGACTGGATGTAGACGGTGTGGGTCGAGGTCTTCGGGATGCGGTTCAGGACGGGGGTTGCCTGGTCGTTCGCCGCGATCGTCATCAGCGCCCGGGCGGCGTTGGTGTCACGCAGGATCGCGCCGAGCACCTGCTGCGCCGGGATGGACTGGCCGTTGATGGTGACCGTGCCGGCGCCCGAGCTGATCGCCGACAGGGTGTCGCGCAGGACCGCGGCGGCGGGCACGGCCTGCCCGTTGATCGTGACCGTCGCCCCGGACGTCTCGATCTGGTTGAGGATCATCGACAGCGCCGTCGAGGCGGGCACGGCCTGCCCGTTGATGGTGACCGTGGCCGCTCCGGCGGCGATCTGCCCGAGCACCGTCTGCAGCGCCACCCCGGCCGCCATCGGGTTGCCGTCGATGTTCACCGACCCGCCGGCGCCGTTCACGACCCCGATCAGGGCGTCGAGGTCGGTGAGCGCCTGCTGCGTTTCCAGGTTCACCGCGACGTCGCCGTCGCGCATCCCGTCGAGCAGGGTCTGGGTGTCGACGATCTTTCCGGTCTCGGGGTCGACGGCGATCGTGACGGTGCGCCCGTCCGGCAGTGTGAGTACCTGCGTGGCGAAACCCAGCGCGGCAGCTCCCGCAGACAGGGCTTGCAACTGTGCGTCGGACAGGTTGGCGACGTGGCCGAGCAAGGCATCGCGGGCCGGCCCCTCGGCGGCCGCGGCCATGTTGAGCAGAGTCGCCCCGTACGCCGCCGTGCCCGCGTCCGCGCCACCCAGCCCTTCGGCGACCCGCTGTGCCGATTGGGCCACCTGATCGGCGCTGGCCACGAACTCGTCGAGCGCCGCGGCCGCCTCCTCCGACCCGGCCCCGTGTTCGCGCACTGCG